TGTTTCTTCATTATTGTTCTATTATCTTAGTTATATTTATGTAATAACTCGAAAAAAGTGATTTTGTTGCTATAGAAGGCTGAAAAGATGTTAATAAAAACAAGAAACCCAGGGTTCAACCCTGGGTTACTGATGTTCTGAGCGAGATACGGGAGTCGAACCCGCCTCACAGGCTTGGGAAGACTCTCTTGTGTCTTGATAAGGTACTGATACTGAATATTTTAATAAAATCAGAAACTGCTCACTCACATATTACTCACAAAAATCGCATTTTACTGCACTTTTGTGAGTACGTACACCATACCAATTCGGTCTGTTGCAAACTTCACCAAGTCGATTTCCGTTGCAGACATAAAGTAGGCCACATACATATCACTTCCGTCAAAGTACACAGGAGAAGTACCTGTTTCGACAGTTCCGTCCTGTTTGTATGTGGTATCAGCCTTCCATGTCTTGTAGCTTCCGAACGGCATTGTCATCGGTCTGTCCGCGTCCCCATTGATTACTACCGAGAAGTCTCCCTCTGTGCGAAGGATGCCGCCATCCAAGAATGAAATTGTATTTCCCTTCTGAATGGAGTAGTGGTTTATCGGAATGGGGAAATCCTGAATCTTGCTCAGTTTCCACTTGCCGCTCATAACCTTGCTGGCATCAAACTTCTGTTCCTGTTTCTCATTGTCGTCATCATCGCTACTGCTGCATGATGTGAATGATGCTCCTGCAAGAAGTATCATTGCTGCTAATAATACCTTCTTCATAATCCTTATATATAATAATGTTATACCTCGATTCCGTTATCTGCAAGAATCTTCCTGAGAAGACGAATCTCGCTGTCTTTTGACCTTATTATTTCATCCTTGGCATTGATGATCTGAATGAGCTGAGCATTCTTCTCTTTAAACGAATCCTCTTCCCGATCCTTAGCGCGGTCTGTTCCTGTTTCGATGTTCTGTTTGTTATGATGGCCAAACATGCTCGCTATTACGGATGTCGGCGAGTTTGGGTTGTCTTGTGCATCCTGGATAGCTTGTTCTATTTGCGATTTTATCAGGTCATCGCTTATATGAATACTCGGATAACTCCCAGACATTCTGTTTAGCTCTCTTGTCTTCTCCTCTAGCTTCTCAGGCAAGTACATCGGACCGATGCCGGTTTCAAGCCACTGGTCGTTAACTAGCAATGAGTGTTTCATCTTACTTATGTCCACCTTGGTGATAGCGACCTTGCCGTCGAACTTCCTGCCGATATTACTTATACCGGTCACCTTCATGAACTGCTGCTTGTTAAGCTGTTCGCACTTCATTACTTCCTTCAGTCTTTCTTGTAGTCCTGCTACACGATTTTCTGTTACTGCCATACACTTTTAGTTTTATATATGTAACTAAAACCGCCAAAAGTGCTAATAAAGGTTAAGGGTACAAGAAAAACGTGTAAAACACTTGGTTGTTACACGGAATTCATGTACCTTTGCACTCGTTAACGGTCGAGTAACCAACAAAGCCGTTACAAACGGAGGCTTGTGCGACCGAAAGTACGTACTTTACATTGACACTGCAAATATACGACTTTTTTCGCATACCTCCAAATTTTTAATGGAATATTTAAGTAACAAAGATGAAAAAAGTTGCAAGAATAACAAAACAGGACATATTGGGCATCAAACCAGGAAAATTTGAAGTCTTCCTGCTTGAGTCCGCAAGAGCAGTTCGGTCGGCAGTAACATATGCTTATCAGCTCGCTCAATATGAAGATTTGCCGAAGGGCGTGCTTAAATACTCAACCTCGGCAGATTACAAGAACCATACGGCGATTATTACCGCTGTTCCGGTTGAGTAGTAAACTTAAATATGTAAAATATGAACGATATTCACTTAAAGAAGATTAGTCCGATGTTTGGGACTATTAGAATCGAGGGGACGGAGAAAGAACCTCTGTTTTGTGCAAGTGATGTGTGTAAGGCACTTGGATTTTCAAATCCCTGGAAAGCTGTAGGTGATCACGTTGATGACGATGACCTAACGAAACGTGAGGTCATAGATTCCCAAGGAAGAAAGCAGAATACGAACTTCATAAGCGAGTCTGGTCTTTATGCCTTGATTTTTGGTAGCAAGTTACCACAAGCAAAGGACTTTAAAAGATGGGTAACGAGTGAAGTTCTTCCTAGTATTCGTCAAGATGGAGGGTATATGACCATGGCTGACGAAGAGTCCGAGGAAGACTTGATGGCTAGAGCTCTTATTGTCGCTAAAGCCACTCTTAAAAGGAGAGAGGAGCGCATAAAAGCACTAGAAACCGAGAATTATGCAAAGGATAAGGAAATTGTTGAGCTAAGTAGTACAATTTCTGATATGAAGCCAAAAGTCAACTATGTTGATATGATATTGGCAAGTAAGGAAACTGTAACAACTACTCAGATAGCTCAGGACTACGGAAAGTCAGCAAAGGCATTCAATATAATGCTCAGAAACTATGGCATTCAGCACAAGGTCGGTGGCCAGTGGATCTTGTATGCGAAATATCTACCTTGCGGATATGTTCATTCCGAAACAGTTCCTATCGTTCATTCGAATGGGACATCAGGGTCTGTGATGCATACAAAGTGGACTCAGAAAGGTAGGCTGTTTCTGTATGATGAGCTGAAGAGTCGAGGTGTTATACCTACTATAGAACAGGAATTGGTTAAAAGATAAAGCCTATGCCTCGCAAGAAAGTATCAGTAGAGCCTGTCGAAAAGATTTGGCTCTCTACAAAAGAGTTCGCCAAGTATATTGGCATGAGCACTGGTTATATACACGACTTGAGAAAGAGCGGTCAGATTCATCATTATATGATAGGTAACACCGCATTCTTTAAAAAGTCTGATATAGATGAGCTCATTGAAGAGCATAAAGTGTGTTGAAATATTGGTATGGTTAAAGTTATAGATTTGTTTCATTTGCTCGTGAGAGTATGATTGTTAGTTATTAGTTATTTGGGTTTTATCTACAGCGGTAGATACTTTGGGGCGATGTCTGTTCGTTTAGCTTCTTTCGCCCCAAATCAGACTGAGTAGCTCAGTTGGATAGAGCATCGTTTTCCTAAAACGAGGGTCGATGGGTCCGAATCCCTCCTCAGTCACACTCTTTTTTTAGTTCCGTTTAGTAGTTGAATTCCTCTCTGACGGCGCAAAGATAAGCCCACGACCTTATAAAGTAGGTAGTTCGGGCAGCTACAATCTTGCATCGGGAGAGGTTCGGAAAGGATTGGAGAAGTAGTTCTTTGACATATTGATGCACAGAATAGTATGCGTGGAAAATAAGTAGCCGGAGAGCATCGATGGATGCCGTGACCTGGCGAAAAGGACGCACGACATACGAAAAACTAGTCAGTAACAGATATTACATAGACTATACTGATGAACTATACTGAAACATCAGTACAAGCAAAGGGCATAATATAGGTCTGTATCGTTTACTATGTAGTATTCTAGTCGAAGTATGTATTATTGCCATCTTACGTGTAAGATATTAATAATATGTATGGAGTGTCTACGGAACGTCAATGCTAGCTGTATCGAGAATACGGAAACGATTAATATCGTGGCATTCACAAACGACAGAAAGTTCCATGGTTTTAGATACATAAAACAGCAGGGTATGGTGTAAGTGGTATTCTTGCACACCTCGCACAATAGATGATACCTCTTCTTATCGTGTGAGATAGTGGCGGTTCGATTCCGCCTCCCTGCACAAATTTTCAATTATTATTATTAGATAGTACAACGTTTATTACGAATATATAAGTCTAGCTAACTCTGAACAGAGTTAAGTCAAAGAATGAGACTTTAACACTACTTTAAAGCGGAGATTACTTCTCAATACTTTAATTAAATAACAACAAAGAGGAGACTGGTGTAATTGGAAGCACAGCGACAACTAGATGATACCGTTCTTATCGTCGTGAGATGGGGGTTCGAGTCCTCCGTCTCCTCCAAAAAGTAATTCATTGTATTTCATATTCAATTAAAAATGCAGCTCGTCTGTGAAGATAGGCTGCACATATTGCAGGTTAGAACAACTGGTAGTTTCGCTAAGTTAAAATATGAAACTTAGAGCCACAGGTTCGAGTTCTGTACCTGCCACAAATGTTTATTTTTGAAGCTCTAAATTGTTTATATGTGAAAAGATTGTTTCTTGCGTATCTGGTCTGGGAAGATAGGGTACGTCTATCTCTTTTAGAAGGAATTATTTTTTATTTCTGGGGAGAGTAGCTCAGTAGTAGAGCGCCAGGGGAAGGGTCCTTGGAGGTCGATGGTGCGAATCCATCCTCTCTTCCCAATTTTCTTTCGTTTTTCAAGAGTTTTGATTGGTTAACTTATGTGTCGCCCAGTAGCTTAACTGCATAGAGCCGTGGTACTTTCCGCGAGGTTGGGAGTTGGAGTCTCCCCTGGGCTTCCCAAGTAGGTAAATTTCAAAAAAATATTTTTTTTCATTAGCTGACAGAGGTCGGCACTTTTTCTTATAAGTCATTTATATTTAAATTTGAGTATTAATATCCTCTTGCTTGTGAAAGTAGGAGGTACAAGCCACATTAGCTCAGTTGGTCAGAGCAGTCCAAGGTACCGACAGGCCGCAGGTTCGAGTCCTGCATGTGGCTCACTTAATTGTGAGTGCCATAAATTTACAGTTTTTGATTATCTTTAGGAGTGAGGGTGTCTATTGTCCCTCCTCCCTTTAACATTGACTTCTACTCCATCTCACAATAACCACGTGCAATCACCTCTCCTGCCTTGCGTGGTTGGCTAAACGGAGAGGTTTTACTATAGATGAAAGTTAAAAACATAATAAGAATCAGTAAGGAAAATATTAATGCTCTTCGGAATCTGGAATGCGTTGAAAACGTAGAACAGAAAGGAAAGGACATTACTGTTCGCATTAAACCGAAATATACGGATGGTAGACTTGAAGCCAGAAAGGGTGAATATCTTATTCAGTGGGGTAACAAAATGTGGCAGAGGTATGGCTCTGATGCTATCAATCTGCTTTCCAAAAATCCCGGAGCGGAGGCCGGCAAGACATGGGACGCGTAGGTTCAAAGAAGTATTACGCTCCTGACGGGAACGAATACGATTCAAGAGAGGAGTATCTGTACTTGCAGACCATCCTCGATGATCCTGGTATAAGCTGCATACACAGACAGGTAACCATCACGGCAATCAATCCGGTATGGATGCTGAAACCAAAGCAACTTAAGACTAAGGTCAAGTATGAGAGAAGGTCATTGCTTTACGGCCACAACTATACTGCCGACTTCGTTTACCGGGAAGGCGAGAAGATTGTGATATGTGATGTCAAGAGCCTCTATACCTCAAAGCTCAGAGAGTTCTCGATTACAACAAAGGCTGTTGTGGCAAGACTTATCGATCACAATAGGAAACGTCATAACGGCGAGTCTGTTGTGATATTCCGTAAGGCTATCAAGATAAAGAAGAACGAGTGGAAAATCGTTGATTATCCACCATCCGACTGCTATATTATATAATAAGGTATAAAACAAGAAGATATGGTTATTATTATCAATAGTCTCATAGCAACAGTAGCTATGTTCGCTGCATGCGCATTCGTCGTACATCTCCTTGGTTGGGATAAGGAAGACTAGTAGTTTAATTCTAAATATTTTAAATTATGGACAAAGACAAAATTATCGTCAGTGTAGTAATTGACAAGCTTGCTCTTATTGACAGAGCATTCGACATCTCGAAGACTCCTCATGAGTTCAATGAGCTTAAGAAGGTTATCGACGGCAAAAACCAGTTTACTCGTGATATCGACGAGATTGATGATGAAGGCAAGAAGGAGAATAATACGAACCTTTTCGCCGGCATCGCATTGGACGTCATCCTCTGTGACAACCAGGAACTGAAAATCACCAAGCGTCTCAAAGCGCTTAATGACAAGAAGGATGCTTTCATAGCTAAGATGAAGAAGCTCGATGAACTCCAGGAGAAAGTAAAAAGCGGAGAGATGGCTGGCGCTGAAGGTATCCGTGAGTTGTTGAAAGTAATGGAGGAGGACGAGTAATGGGCGTAGTATCAAGGTACAGCAACTTATATGATGTCAAGAAGAACATCATCTGCCACACTCCTGTCACTTCTTCACATTTCGAAAGAATTTTGAAGAAGGGCAATGTACTTCCAATGATGAATGGCGTAACAACACCAACATTGTTCGGAATTCACGCTGACAAGAAATTTAAGCGTGGACGCTGGCGCCGAGTATTAACACATTAATTCATATAACAATGGCAAAAGAAAAAGCAACTATTTCTGCAACCCTCGGTCACGAGTACGAGGACCTGGAGGAGCGTGAGGATTTCCTCGCCAACAATGCGGACTCTGTTGAGAAGATGGAGTTCGTTAAGCGATTCAACTCTGATGAGCTGATGAAGAAGAAGGATCTGTTTGCTCTTCAGTCTGCACGTGCATCTGACATTGAGGAGGAAATCAAGGATTTCCGTGAGCAGAAAAAGGCAGAGCTGAAGCCTATCAAGGAAGAGATTTCTTCTCTCCTTAAGGAAATCAAGCAGAAGGGTAGTATGGTTAACGAGAAGGTTTACAAGTTTGTTGACCGTGATTCTAAGATGACGGCCTTCTATGACAAGGAGGGCAATCTCGTTTCTTCCCGTCCGGCAACACGTGACGAACTCCCTAAGAATATGTATTCAATTATCCGTGACAAGCAGGCTATGTAGTCTGCTTTCACATAGTTTCTAAATTCTAAAATATTTTGTAAAATGAACAATGAAAAATTGCAGATAGACCTCGCTCCTGGACAGGATCATGCGGAGATTGTTCTCCGTGAGGTAGGTAACGAGAACCCTTATAAGCTTCCTGCAAAGGAGCCTCTTAATCTTCAGGTAGACGGTGTTATTACCTGTATCTATGCCTTCCTTGAGAAGCGTTGGGGTACAGAGCAGATTGACAAAGAGCATACGCATATCCTGGTTAATCGAGAGAAGCTCGTTGTTACTCTTGTTACAAACGAGAATGATGAGCGCACAACACAGACAATCATCGGCTCTATTCAGCTGTCTCGTCAGTTTACGGGATTCCATATCAATGACGGTCAGTTGTGGAAACCGGTACAGCTTGGTGACTTCTTCCGACTCAACCGTTCTTTCTTCGAGACGAAGGAGAAGAACATGGAGCTTGTCAATCTCCTCAAGAGCTTTTCAGCAAAGGTTCAGACAACTATCAAGAAGGAATTCAGCGATAATGGCTCTGTAACTGACAGCTACGAGAAGGCTGTAGACTCTAACCTTCCTCCATCGTTCGATATCAACGTTCCAATCTTCAAGGGCGCCGAGCCTGAGAAGCTTTCAATCGAGACTATCGCTCACGTTGAAGGCAATACGGCATTACTGACGCTTATCTCTGCTGATGCAGAATGTATCATCGAGGAGTCTCGTGACAAAATCATCAACGCAGAGCTCGACAAGATTCGTAAGCTCTGTCCTGAGATTCCTATTATGGAAGTGTAATGACAGAAATAGATAACAGAATAGCAAGAATGCCCGCCAAGATGGCTTTTGCTGTACTTGACTTGCGTAAGGTGCATGCGTGCATCATGGAACTTCCACGAAGCAAGTCGGTACAGCTGGCCCAAAAGGCGGCATACCTCAACTACATAGAAGGTGAGGGCAGAAAACTAGGTAAGATTCCACTTCACTACGATTACGTCAACGAAAAAGGTAATGTGGCGACCGTGGAAACTTACTTCAGATATTTAGATAGAATACATTAATCATTCCCGGTATGGCAAACAGTAGATTCGCTCTCCACTATAAGAGGAGTTGTCACGATTGTATCTTCCTTCAGATTTGTACTGATCCTTACGCAAGCTACAATGGAGATTACGTTTGCAAAGACTGGGAATGGAAGTATCAGTGATTAATTTTTAAACAAAAAAAATAATGGAAAATGAAAATCCAGGATACGAGGTCATGCAGGTTGGCCATGACCAGAGTATCATTCAGGTGGATGCTGTAGAACGAGCTAACGTCGATTCTCAGGTTGCTACAGCAAAGCAGTATCCTAGAGACCTTGCAAGAAGTGTAAACAACTCAATCGCTATGGCTACAATGGACTATGCGACCGCACAGAGCTGTGGCTATGCTCTTCCCCGTGGCGGCAAGCCTATTACTGGCCCGAGCGTTCATCTTGCTAAGCTTCTTGTTTCAAATTGGGGAAATATGAGAGCAGAAGCAAAGGTTGTTAAGATCACGGACAAGCAAGTTATCAGTCGTGGTACTTGTTGGGATTTGGAGAACAATGTAGCTACAGCATTTGAGGTGAGCCGCTCTATTGTCGGTAAGGGTGGAAAGCGCTTCTCTGATGATATGATTACAGTTACCGGTAATGCTGCAAATGCTATCGCTTATCGTAATGCGGTATTCTCTGTCATTCCAAAGGCAATTACCGATAAGGTATATCAAGCTGCTCAGCACTTCATTACGGGTGATTTGTCCGACGAAGAGAAGCTTGTTGCAAGACGCAAGAAGTGTATCGACTTCTTCAAGGATGAGTATGGTATCACCGAACAGGAGGTTGTGATGCTCTGTGGTAAACAGACGGTCAACCAGATTAAGGCAGATCAAATTGCCCTCCTTCTCGGTATTACTCAGTCTCTCACTGATGGTGACACAACAGTCGACGAACTGATGAAGCCGTACCGAAAGGAAGAGAACAAAAAGAGTATCACCGCTATGGCCGCTGATGCAGCAAAGGCTGATGCTGCCAAGAAGGAGGAAAAGAAATGATTACCGATGGCATAGAACAGCGTTCGATTTCGTGGTTCCGTAGTCGCATCGGTTTTTTGACAGGTTCTAAAATCGCAGACATCATGAAGTCTGGTCGTAAGAAAGATGAGGCTTTCTCAGATACAGCAAAATCATACCTTTATCAGGTTGCAGGCGAACGTCTTTTTAACAAAGACTTCTTGAATGATGACGGAATCTTCCAAGATTATATCGACCAAGTATCTGTAAACACCAAGGCAATGCAGTGGGGAGCCGATCAGGAAGACGCTGCAAAATCTTTATTCATGCAGATGAACTTTCCGGAAGGTGAGATTACTGAGCTTTCTTCATGCAAACACGATACAATCCCTTACTTCGCGGCTTCTCCTGACGGCGCGATCTATGGCCGTGACGGCGAAGACCTCAAAATCATCGAGGTCAAATGCCCGAACATCAATACGTATATGAAGTACCGAACTTTCATCCACGATGCCGCTTCGCTCAAAGAAACCGAGCCGAAGTACTACTGGCAGATGATGGCTGAGATGAGCTGTACCGGCGCCAAAGGTGGAATATTCATCGTATATTGTCCTTGGCTGTCAAAGCCTATTCACTGGGCAGAGATAGACAGAGTAGAGGATGATATCAAGCTGATGGAAGACAGAGTAATCCTCGCAAACGATTTTATAAACGAAATCATAAATAATTAAATGGCAGAAATAACAGGAAAAATTATCGCAGTGTTGCCGACAAGAAGCGGAACATCTGCTAGGGGAACACAATGGAGTTCCCAAACTGCGGTTATCGAAACACAAGAGCAGTACCCTAAGAGGGTCGCTTTCGATGTTCTTGGTGACAAAATCACAGAGTTTAACTTGCAGGTTGGTGAGGAAGTGACAGTTTCATTTGACATCAATGCCCGTGAGTTTAATGGAAAATGGTGGAACTCAGTGAATGCTTGGCAGGTCGTTCGCCAGAGCGGTCAGCAGGCTCCTGTACAGGGCGGTTATAGTACAAATCCTCAGGCAGGCGCCCAGGCAGCACAAGCAGCACAACAGGCAGCTATGGTCGGAGCACCAAACCCGATGAATCCAAACAATCCGTTTCCACCGGCACAGCAGCCAGGAGCACCGGCAGGTCAATCTGACCAACTCCCGTTCTGATCTGGCATCAAAGCTGAAACTGATTAAAGATACATTCAATGCTGAAATAGTATGATGTATAATACCAAGAATCCTCTTGAAGTACAGAATCTCAGACTGAAGATAGAGAAGCTGATTGAAAAGCAGAGTATGGTAGAGGTCGTGGAAAAGAAGGCAAAGACACTTCAGCAGTTGAAGTACCTTCACACGATACTCGCTTACTTCGGCTTACAGACAGGTAACACTCTAGATGAAGTAAAGACATGCTACTTCAAGAGGATTGTCAATAGAGACTTGTTTGTGCGACAAAAGCACGATGATCTGCTCGGAACAGACAGGGAATACGTAATATCGACAGCAAAGCTTACGAAAGAAGAGTTGTCTGAGGCTATCGAACGTTTCAGAAACTGGGCTAGTAACGTAGCCGGCATATACATTCCTTCTTCTGAAGAGTACATCGCGCTTCTGCACATCGAACATGATATTCAGAATTCCAAACAATATTTATAAACAATGATGTTACCTAAAGAAATCAGACAGAAGTCAGGCGAGCTATTCCCGAATGACTTGGAAAAGCAGAAAATCTTTTGCATGGGTGCAGCGTTCTCGTTAGGCAAAGATTTATCCGATTTTGAGGAAGAAGGGCAACAGGAAGAAGTGCAGCAACAGGAAGAAGTGCAGCAGCAGGAGATTTACCCTTGCCAGGAAGCTCTCGATATGTGGCTTGCTTACAAGAAAGAGAAACGGCAGAAATATCAACCTCGTGGACTCGCGGCTCTTAAAAAGAATCTTTTAAAGATGTCGAACGGAAATCCAGAATACGCAAAGGTTATTGTTGAGCATTCCATGGGAAACAACTATTCCGGGTTGTACGCTCCTAAAAACAATGGTGTAAACAGTTATGAACAACAGCAACGAACTTTCAACAAAATTAGTTCAATCCTTGCCGACTGAATGTAGCCAAGCGGTAGCAAAATATGGCAAACAATATGCGCTATTCTTAGACAAATATCCTACTCTGCAAAATCGAACAGATGCAATAACATCTGTATATGATTCTGTAGCTAGAGGCGGTATGTCGTTTGTTAGTATTGATAAGTACTTCAAAGAGGGTGCAAGCGAGTTTTGGATTAAGATGATGCTCATTGACTTGTTTATGGTTATTGGTGCTATTGATTCGACTACTCCTTACCAGTTCAAGGCTATGGCACAGCGTATCAGACAAGAATACTATCACCTTACGCCTAGTGAGCTTACTAGATTCTTCTACGAGTTTTCTATGGGTGAGTATGGCGAAATCTATGTAGGAAAGACAGTGAATCCTCAAAAACTTTTTATTGCTCTCGAAAAATACATGTGTAAGCTTTACGAAAAGAGAGCCGAAATTGATTCTCAAAAGTTAGCTGAGAAACAAAAGAAAGAAGATGAGGAATCTAGAAGAAAAGCAATATCCTACGAAGAACATTGTCGCTTAAATGGTGTGGATCCGAAAGAATCCCCTCTTGAAAAGCTAAAACAAAAACTTGAAAAAGAATCAAAACGAGACAGAAATGGCAGACGTAAGTAAAATGGCAGAGGAATGGCTCAATGAACATCCTGATGCGACAAAGAAAGAAATATGGATGGCCGGTTATTGGCAATCTACCGATAACTGGTGCAACCGAACCAAGTAAATTTAGAATTATGGCAGAAAGAAAAGTGAAACCAGAAATCATGCATTTGATGATTCTTAGCAAATGCAATTACAAATGTGAATTATGTTGCAACAAACTGTACGACATCGAGAAAATTCCAGTCGCTACGGTTAAGGAGCTGAAAACAATACACACTTTGTGTATTACGGGTGGAGAACCATTCATGGCAAGTATCGATCTTGATGATTTTGCCAGAAGTGTCAAGAATGATTTTCCGAATATCGAAAACATATTCGTCTATACGAGTGGGCTCATTCTCATGTATCGTTTACCACATATTTTTTCTTATATTGATGGTCTTAGCATTTCACCGAAAAGTATGAAAGACTGGTTGGCTTTAGAGAAAATTGCCAACAGCACCTCTCGTGATTACCTTAACAATATTTCTAGATTGTCTAGTAACCGCTTATATGTGTTTAAAGAACAGGTTCCATTTTTCGAGGAAAGATTTAAGCCAATCGCGAAGAAACTGAACCTTAACGTTCTGTATCGTACGTGGGATAAGGAGTTTAAGACTCCAGACAATGAGATTTTCAGAAGATTACCAATACTTTTAAATTAGTTGATTATGGTAGAAAGCAAAGGTAAAATCGCAGAAGTTACTAACGCAACCACCAAGCAGGCGGTAGTGTTCATAGGAGTTTACTCTTGGGTTATCGTAAGAAACCTAGGAAGAGCAATCAACAAGGCAGTACACAAGCTGCCCTGGTTGTTCATCGTGATAACGGTAGTAATATCATTCGTTGTCAGCTTCGTTCTTATCTCTAAGGCAAGGGCAGAGCGAGATAGCTACAATCAGAAGCTGGTACACGCAACGCAGCAGCTTGATAGCTATATGGCTGCATACGGAAACATTAAATCAAAGTAAATATGAAGAGATACAAACATACAATAGTGATGATCCTGCTTATCATCGCAGCAATTATCGCAGGTTACGGGTTCATCTGCTTCATGGTTGAACATATTTTCCTTTCGCTCCTGATGCTATTCTGTATCAGCTGCGCATTGGCAGTAAAGAAGGAGGTGTAGGAATGTCGGCATATAATTTCACACCAAAAGGAGCATTCTTCATCAACTACAAGGAGCCTGACAGGGAAACAGTAGACCATATCACTTCGCTCTATTACCTCATTATCGGTTCTCTCGCTACAATCACGCAGACGGCAATCAAAGATTTGCACGACAATCTCAGTGAGAGGAAGGACCTGTTTAAGCATGAGCTTAAGTATCGCATAAAGGAGGCATTCTCCCGTTCTGAGACCCTTATAGGTATATTCAAGAAGTATACTACCGAGATTTCTCAGTACGAGCTCTGGCTTGATATTACGGACAGCATGGAGGAAGACCTGAAGATTGACATACAGAGACTCTTCTATACGACCGACAACATACTCCTGAAGAACAATATCAAGGAACACAAGCTTCAGGCGTATGCATGCGTAGCCTATAACCTGTCAATCATGCTGCACGATATGTGTACGAAGTTTGATGACGTTATGAGTGAACGTGGCATCAGTTCCGGCAGCATAAGACCTTGCGGAGAATTCATACAGTCTATGTATGGTATGTATGCATCGATGAGAGAGGTTGCCAGGATCCTCATACCGGACAAGGATGCTGAATACTTCAAGGAAGGCGGTCAGATTTACAGGGCTTTGCAGGTGGTTGCAATGAAGGTATGCAATCCGGAAAGGATAGACAACGCTGCCGACGAAGGACTGAAGCTTAATGGCGTTGACTACCATGGTGAAGAACACCAGAACAACACATTCCTACCTTGGAATGGCATCCAGGTTAACTTCCTGTCACGTAACTTTGATAAAATGCCTGATGAAGAGCTCGCGAAAGCTCTTGGGCGATCTGTTGGTGCAGTAAAGGCAAAAATGAGACAACTTAAACTAAAACGCAATAACGATTAGGAGGTGTAATTATGGAAGATTTAGCTATAGGGGCAGAAATCGTCTTGAAGGTGGTTGAGACAGAGAAAGAACAATGTAATGGCTGTTTCTTCGATGAGATATGTAACAACATTTATGAAACTGTCTGCAATAATTTTAATTGTAGCGCAAGCACTAGAAAAGACGGAAAGGCTGTTCAATTTAAAAGAGTGAAGTAGTGTTTACTTGATTCTATTAACTTTGTTTTATTATGGAGAAAATAGTTTTGAAAGCAGGAGACCAATTCTATCAAAAATGGAGTGGACTTCAAAAACCAATGAAGTTTGATGTACTGTCTATACATGGTAACCTAATAGATATAGAATGCCACGCTTACAATGGTAAGCATTTTACGGAAACATGGACTTTAGAGAGTACCATAAAAGGAATTGAATTAGGTGTTTATATTTTAATTAAGTAATATGAAAGAGTTTAAAGTTGGAGAAAGAGTAACTCTTGAAGTTACCGAGACTGATAAAGAATCTTGCAAAGGGTGCTTCTTTGATAGTAAGATGTTTTATTGCGAAGCATGGCGCAAATACCCTTGTAGCATCAAAATACGTTCAGACCATAAAAGTGTAATCTTTAAAGAAGTTGAGGAGTAAAGCTATGAATGGATTATTATCAATAATTGGTATGCAAACTGAATTGGAATATCAAATGAGTGATTTTCCTTTTGGTTCTCCACGTATTAGATTTAATGTACCGAAAGGTAACATTCCATCCGACAAACAGAAGTGTCAGCCAAAAGCGCAGCATGAGTTCACCATCAAAGGTGTTAAGATCATGGCAGCTTCTAAGAAGGATGCTATAAAAAAGTATAATCATCGTAAAAAGTAAAGCATATGTTATACGAAGCACAACAGGGAAGTAAGGCTTATGAATACATTAAGAGTATTCTCGATGCTGAATTTGAAGAGCATCAATCATACATGAAACGAGTAGAAGAAGCCGTAGGTTTCAAATTTGAAAAATATCAGGGCTATCAGCCTAACAGAACTCTCACAAGAGTGTACGAGATTACCGCTATATGGGTTCTTTCTGAGTGTTACGATACGTTAGATAAGAAGGTGTGGAAGAAGGTAGACGGTGTAAAATTGGAGGACGGTTACTATATAGCTATTGCGCCTAACAAGCGTAGTAAGCAAGGTAAGGCAATAGCAGCAGTACTTACATCATATAAATCCTTTACTCATCATTTCCAGATATTGAAGGAACTGAATATCGAAGTTCCGTACGTCAGCCGATTCTCCATCACCCAGCTTTTACGTCACAAAGACCGTATTTTCGTTTACTTTGATGATAGCATTAGAGCTGAAAAGCAAAATCCAGACTTCGTGGAAATCACGATAGGTGAGTATGAGGATTTCATTAATAAAAAGGATTAAGCTATGGATAAACTAGAATACATTCCAGGAGATTTGGTGATGACAAATGGAGTACCACTAGGTACAGCACAGAATGTCGTTTACCGAGTAACATCATCTGACCCATCAAAGACTTTGAAGTTAGACGATGGAACGGTTCTGAAAGGTGTTGTCTGCTTAGAGAACATCGAAGGTGCGGAATTTGGAGATAAAGGCTATCTCTCAGGTGACTGCTGTGCTTGGGTTAAGGATATTGTTCCTATTAATCTTGTGCCCGCAATTTTGGAGAAGAATGGATGGGATAAATCCACAGGCTGGTCTTACGCTGGCAGCGGAAAGCGTGGCTATCAGTTTTCCAGGGAACTAGATGATAAATGGGTTGAGCTTGATAGGATGACTTATGGTGACTTACAAATCTGTCAATGTGAAAATCTTAGAGATTGGAGCTATATAAATGAATGTAATCACTATTTTCATTTTGAATTTACCTATGTTCACGAACTCCAACATTTATTATATGCCTTGCATATAGATAGTAACTTAAAAATATAATGATATGCCAACAGGATTTACAGCACCAATATATGATGGTGAAGATATAACATTTGAGCAATTTGCAAATAGTTGCTTGCGTAACTTCGGTATCTACCTAAGATTTGAAGGGAAATATCCTAACCTTAGTAGATACGAAATTCCTGACAAGATATGTCCTAGTGATTACTATAAAAAGAAATACGAAGAGGCAAAAGCAGAGTACGAAAAACACCTTGCATCCCCTAAGACAAAGGAAGAACTTGAAGCTGAGTATCTTTCTTATGTTAATGATGTAATCAAGGGAAATGAGGATAGATTGAAAGAGAATGTAGCTCTCAAAAACAGATACAATGCAATGCTATCCAAAGTTAGAAGATGGACTCCACCATCCAAAGAATACGAGGGTGTTAAGGACTTTATGGAAAGTCAATTAATTGATAGTTTAGATTTTGATTGCAGCCAAGTTTATGTGGAGAATATCATCCCTAAAGATGAGTGGATTCAAAAACAAACTAATCGCACTGATTTAATAGAGTCTATGAAGTATAATTTGGAGCAGTATAATAAATCTGTAGTTGCTGCCGAAAAGGATACCAAATGGCTCAAAACATTTTCAGAAAGCATAAAGAAAGTAACAGAGTAACTAACCGTCCTTATAGGACATAAATGTAAATAATATGAATAAAAAGTACAGAAAAAAGCCAGTTATCATTGAGGCTATTCAGTGGACTGGTAAGAATTTGTCAGAGATTGACAATTTTATGGGTGGAATTGTTGAAAACAAAGAAACTACCCTTGTAATTCATACCTTAGAGGGAGATATGGAAGCATCTATTTGTGACTATATCATCAAAGGTGTAAACGGAGAGTTCTATCCTTGTAAGCCTGATATTTTCGCTAAGACTTACGAAAAAGTAACAGAGTAACTAATCATCCTCTATGAGGATATAAAATAATTTGTAATATGACAGGAAATAATGAGTATTTAGCAAATGGACATTTCGGTTTTGGAAATGTCATTCAGTTTTTGAAAGAGGGCAAAGCTTGCCGTCGTAGTGGTTGGAATGGCAAGGGCCTGTTTATCGTTAAGCAGGTTCCTTCACACATTGAAGGTGACATCATTCCTAAGATGCAGTCACTTCCTCAGTCTGCCAAGGACATCTTGATGAGTCGTGAGGATCCTCACATCGACTACACCAATCAGATGTTAATCATCAATCCTGATGGTCGTGCTGATTCTTGGGTTCCTTCTTCATCTGATGTGTTTGCGGAAGATTGGGAAGTTGTAAATGAGTAACTAAACACCCTCTCCTGTAAAAGGGAGAGGGTAAAAAGAAGAGAATATGGACTTAGTAATAACAATATTAGGTTGGATTGCATTAGGGGTTATATCTGCTTATCTGTTAGCAATAGTAGGTAAAATAATCTTTGATGCTGCAACCGCTGATTATAAGTTATACAAGCATGTAAGATTGTGTCGCAAGAGATTGCTAAGAAAGCGATATGAAGATTATGCTTGGCTATTATTCCAGTTAGAGAAAGATACGGAAGTATTCAGTCTTACTCATAACACAAGAGATTGGACTTTTGAAGATTGGAGAGAATTTTATCTTAAAAAAGCAAAGGAGGATAAGAAATGAACAAAGAAAAAATAAAATCAGCTATTGAAAAGACTATTAGTTATATGAATGGTAACTATTATTCAAAATTTGAAGAAAAAATGATTGTTGGTTACTTGGAAGGAGCACTTAAAGAGTTGGAGGAATAGTTATGGAAATTAATGAAAAAATAGATGAAATAATTCAACAAGCAAAAGAAGAAGGAGCTTATCAGGATGATTTTGGTGCATTTGAACAAGAGATATATGACCAAGGTTTTCGTAATGCAATTTATTTCATGCTGTGGAATCCAAGCGAGCGAAGTTGTTCTAATTGTGAGTATCGGTACAGTAGAGAGCTATGTGGGGAAGAGTACTGCGGGCAAAAATACTGGAGTCCAAAATTGGAGGAATAGTTATGGATAAAAACGTTTGTGATAATACATTAGTCTTTGGTAGCTGCTATGCTAGAAGTTGTATTGAAGTGCCTTCTTTGAAGGCAGGAAAGGCTAAATGGAAGGCTTTCTACAAAAAGTTTCCTTGGCTTAAAGGTCAACCTTTCTATCTTAGACGCTCATGCTTCTGGGATGGAGGTGAAAGAAATCTGAATGCAATAAAGATAAAGCTTAAAAAAATATAGTTATGGCATGGTTATGTGTAGATGAAAATGGTGAACATATTTTTTGTGAAGAACCATTAAGAGGACGTACTCAAAAGTACGTTTCCTTCTATAGAGAACATCTAATACGTCAACAATCAAGTAAGTTATGGTATGCAAATGCTGATGATATTGATGACGGAGGTTTTATAATATATGCAGAAGAAGGTATTGATTTACCTAAAGGCTCAATCAAGAAGCTCATCGGAAGAGAATTGTCTTTTTCCGATGAGCCAGTCGAACTTAAATAAGAATAGCTTATGAACGATAGTTATATATCTTATGGAAGTGATGGCTCATATCATATAATACGCCCGATAGGAGAAGGATTTGATATAGAGACAGCTTTCTTAATAGCCTTGGTGATTATTGCTATATACGTCATGTGGCATTATTCACCAAAGGAAGTTTGGAATAAAATAAAGTCGTATTTTAAAGAATAATAGTCATGCTTACATCAGACGAATTATACAAGATGAAACATTGCATTGGCTTAGATTGGAAGAAACCAAAAAGAGGTGTTTATGAAGCCTTTCGCAATGGAGTGATGTATTATGATAAGCCAGATACCTTATGGGATTCCTTATTGTCAAAAGGATATGCTAAAAGAAGCATTCAGTCTTATGGTATGTGGGCTCATCGTGATATATATTATTATAGCGTAAACGAAAATGGGTTAAAAGAAATGGAAAAGTACTTAGATATAAAAATTAAGATTTTAAGATAGCTTATGAAAATAGGGAATATCAAGTTCAAGGCTAAACGTCTTGACAATAACACTTGGGTAGAAGGTTACTTCTATGCTGAATGTGGGGTAACACTTACATCATCGAGGATAGGCAGAGTGAATCAATGCTTAATAGAAACGAGGCACATCAGGTTAACCCTTCAACAGTCTGTATGTTCACAGGACTGAAAGTTTGTAAGGGCAATAAAATTTGGGAGCACGACCTAATACATTTCGTAGGGTATAAGCCTACTGCCGAAGTGTTTTGGTCAGAAGAGGACTATGCTTTTATGGCAGCCAGCGAGAATGAACCTCTTTATTTGCTTCCACATGTTCTGGAAATTGGTAAGATAGAAAGAGTAGGCAACAAGTTTGATAGAAAGGAAGGTGAGAAATGAAGAAGTATGAGTACATGGTAACTTCAATAGTTATCAAGAAAGCTGATGAGATGACCAAGGTTCTATCTGATAAATTTAATCAATACGGCTATGATGGTTGGGAATTAGTACAATATAACCTAATACCACCATCTGCATTGATAACAGCATCTATGATACCTTGTTGCGGTTCAATCTATATACTTGCGACATTCAAAAAAAGGTTAGAGAAGTAGCGTATGATAGAAAAGATATTAGAAATAGTAGCTCAAAGACTGAACGCTTTAGCCACAAAGGTGTTTAAGAAAGAGCCTTATCCTTATCCTCCTCTTACAAGAAGAGAACGAAGAAAGTTTGAACGTGACAACAAAAAAGCTGAGAAGAATATAGCGTTATGTCGTAGATGCATGAAGAACGCTCCTGGTTGGTGGTGTCCAGGAGAACGTTGCTATTTCTTCCCTTATCGAAGACACGTATTATTTGGAGATAAAAAGAAGTAGCGTATGGAAAATAATATGTTTGAAGATATTGTTGCTGAAGGCAATATAGTTGTGATAGATAATTATTGGATTGTGTTATGCAAGTGTTGGAAACCAGAGTGTTACAATCTGTTCTGCTATCTTTATCTCCATAAGGAAGATAAGAATTTAATGGTAGGCTCGCATTTCACAATGACAGAGGATAAAAAGAAATTTACTCGGTTGGCTACCAACGAGGAGCGTCTTATGCTTTTTGAAGAAATGTTCAAGTATGGAATTGCTTTCGATAAGCACGACCATCATTTGATTGGAAAGTTATGGTAATTGTAAGATAAAATAGTGTATGGAGAAACGAATAATTTTAGACGAACAAGATATGAATGAGTTTACAAAGATTTTCGCAAAGACAATAGAAGATGAAGCTATCAAACAGATAGAAACCCTATCTAATAGCGAGGCTTACAATAGTTGTAAAATAAGAATAATGCCAGATTGCCATGCAGGTAAAGGATGCACTATTGGCACGGTAATAGAGCTTGATAACAGAGTAGTTCCTAACACTGTTGGAGTAGATATAGGCTGCGGCATGAAAGTCGTAAGACTTGGTAAAGTTGATATTGACTTGCAGAAATTTGATGAAGCAGTCAATAAGTTGATTCCGTCTGGTTTTAATGTCAACGAGGGAGAAGTATCAGCCTACATAAACGGATTGGTTGATGGTTGTATGTTTGGCAAATTCCGTGCTTGGGATTGTCTTGACAGCATGGAAATAGTATATCGTTCTGTTGGAAGTCTTGGCGGTGGCAATCACTTTATTGAGTTAGATGCAAATGAAGAAGGAGAGAAGTTTCTTGTGATACATACAGGAAGTAGAAACCTTGGAGTTAGGGTATGCAACTATTACCAAAACCTTGCTTACCAGTATTGCCACAAGAAGGCTGCCGATAAGTCGGAGGTTATTGCCAAGCTAAAAAGCGAAGGCAGAGAAAATGAGATACAGAGTGTTATTAAGTCATTAGGTACTAAAAATATAAGCAAGGAACTTTCTTACTTGGAAGGTGATTTGCTCAATGACTACCTCAATGATATGCGCATAGTTCAAAAATATGCTGAACAAAACAGAATGATTATCGCCAACAGACTTGTAAATGCTTTAGGTGTAGATATTGATGCTAATTCAGATAAGTATTCTTTTACAACCATTCACAACTATATAGATACAGACAAGGGTATATTGCGAAAGGGAGCTATCAGTGCAAAAAAGGATGAGGTAGTCATTATCCCAATGAATATGCGTGATGGTTCTCTTATCTGCAAGGGAAAAGGTAACAAAGATTGGTTATGCTCTGCCCCTCATGGCGCAGGTAGATTAATGTCTCGTACACAGGCAAAGAAAGAGTTATCTATGGATTCTTACAAGAATGAAATGAATGGTATTTATTCCACATCAGTTTGTGAAGAAACCATTGATGAAGCACCTATGGTATACAAGCCAACCGAAGAGATTGTTGAGTTAATCAAACCTACGGTTGATGTCATTGAGGTCATTAAGCCAATTTACAACTTTAAAGCAAAATCATTATGAGCAAGGAAACATTTGACTTCTCGGAGGCTCTCAGAAGAATGAAGGAAGGAAAGAAAGTGAGACGTAAGATTTTTGCGGACGGCACATACGCATACATTGATAAGAACTATCTTGGTTCAGAGGCATTAATGTATAATAACGTAGGAAGAGCTACATCTGTTTTATGGTTACTTCCAGAGACTATTCTTGCAACAGACTGGGAGGAGGTGGAAGAATGAAGAAGAATGATGAAGAAAGATGTTGCGGTAACTGTCTTTGGATGGGATGCGAAGACATCTTAGGCAATGGATGGTGCTACAAAAAAGATTGCGAAACATCTTGTGATAAGGTTTGCAAGAAACATGAATTTTAAATTTTAAATATAAAATGGAAAAGATTTTTAGACATTTCAAAGGAGGTTATTACAGATTTATCACTGAGGTCACTAATAGTGAAACTCAGGAGAAAGAAGTTGTTTATCAGGCTATCTATGGAGAGCACAAGGTTTGGACTCGCCCTGCTGACCTGTTCTACGGAAAGGTGAACGTTGATGGCGTGGAGATTGATAGATTCTCCGAGGTTGTTGGTGTGCCTGTTTTATTCAAAAAGACCAACGAGAACGCTATTATGCCATCCAAGGCGCATGACGATGATTTCTGCTATGACTGCTATGCGGTTTCAGAAGAAGAGATTGCGCCTAATGTATGGAAGTACGGCCTCGGATTTGCATTGCAGATTGAAAACCGCAACAAACCTGCCGACATTTCTAGGTGCTTCACGCTCCGCCCTCGCTCTTCTGTATGGAAGACTGGCATGGTTCTCAGTAACTCAGAAGCAACCATTGATGATGGTTTTGTTGGCGAGATTTCTGCTGTCTTCTATCACGTATTTCCAAAAATGCCGCGATATAAGGTTGGCGACAAAGTGGTTCAATTTCATCTTGAAACAAGTGACAACATCATGCTTATCGAGACGGACAAATTAAACAAAACAGAACGTGGCGATAACGGCTACGGCTCTTCTGATAAAAAGTAATACATGAACATCACAGATGAACAGAAAACATATATAAAGGAACACCCTTACGAATCTCCTTACGCAATGGCCAAGAGCTTTGGTTGCGCTGTACAGACTATTTACTGGTGGCTACATAGGCTGCATGGGGATTCGTTCAAGGACGCAAGAAAAGAGCAAAGAGAGAAGATCAGGGAATCTGTCCGTAAGCTATATCCGGATTACTCTTCTTCCGAAATTTCCAAAGAGCTTGGGATAACAAAGTCATGTGTAACAAACATAGCAAAGTCACTTGGCGTTACTCATACCCAGGAAACGGAAGAAAGACTTCGGTTGAAATGTGCTCAGGCAATAGTAAGACCGGAGATAATAGCTAAACGTTCTGAATCTCTAAAAAAAACGCTGAGGCTTGACAGGTACAGAGCAACGAATGGTATAAAACAGAAGACACGACGCAAGTTCAAGACCATTCCGAGCAGATGTCTCTGTGCAAGGAACTATCTCTGCAATAAATACAACTACTTCTACGACAAAGATTACGGAGAGCTGCTTACCGTGTTCTACGACAGCGAAACCAAAATGTTGAGTGAAGATCAGCAGAAACACTACGAGACGAAGTATGGTATCAAGTTCCTCCAGGGAGCTGAATAATTAATAATTTCTGTGCATTATCTATATGTTTAGGGGTGGCTACACATCGCGTGCGGTCACCCCTTTTTGTTTATAAATCAATAACCAAATAAAAACATTAGAAAAAACTAAGAACGTTTGTGTAGCTTTAATTTCCAGTATATCAAACCTAAAAATGCGAGAATGCCTATAAAAAGGCAAACTGAAGCTATCTTACCTATATTCAAAAATGCCCTGTCAGTCCTTGATAGTTGCTTCTCGACATATACTTTATCTTTCGATATTTTATTTATCACTGAGATTAAGGAGTCGCATCTCTTGTGATATAGAGACGTGCTGTCCTTGTATTCCTTGAGGCACGAAATGCTGTCCCTGAGTATCTGTACGTCTTCCTGAGATATCTCATGGTATTCATAGTGGAACCTATCTTCGCCTACTTTGTTACCATTGGCATCGTATTTGGAAGCCGTGCTGTCCTTTATATGAGTCTTCTCTTTGGTGGTAGACTTTACAGACTCTTTATGCGATGCTCTGTATAATTCCAGTTCCTTAATAAGCCTTGCATTAAAGAGTGAATCCCACTTAGCCTCGTTACGCTTATCGGTGATGTATGTCTGTTTCTCTATCACACGTTCTTTCGCCTTACATCTACAGAACATTGATAGAATTAGCATTGCTACTGCAATGGCAATTACAACCTTTGTTATTTTATCTATCAGTTTCATAAGCTACTGAATTACAATCGTTACTTTTTCCTTTTTATCCCAAGCTGTCTTCATAGTCTGAATGAGCTTGTTTGTCCAGAATCGGGAATCACTAACCCAACCTTTCTTATCATTCTTACCACAAAGAATGCACCCCTCTGTATCTTTTGCAGAGTTACCGGAATGAATACGAATACCATCGAACCCTGGCACATCCTTTAATAATGGAAGCATCTTCTTGAATCTGTTAGAGTAGGTATATACGCATTCATAACTGCCGCGTGGTATTGCAGTCTGCCCATACACCTTTTTCTTCTTGATTTCTTCAAGCTGCATATCTTGGCGCAATCCTCTATCAGCATCTTCAAGGGTATTGCAGCCGAATAATTCACCGTTGACGTAAAGACGGCTGATAGTATAGCCATCCTTTTTCCAAGCTCTGTCTATTGTAATTAACATGATTGATTTCCTTTCTGTTGTTTGTATGAGTTAAAAAATGATGATAGGAAAGGTATCCTCTCCAAAAAGTACAGTCCAAGGCAATAATGTAGAAAGTTCGCTACCATCCATGGTGGCGTACCTTTCTTGAATATCTCCATCATCTTTTGGGTGATATTCATGCCATAGAAGTAAATCACAACGTAGGTAATCATTGACACACACTGAATAGCTCCATCCATTTGCCCCTTCCACCTACCAATGGTATATACGGCTGCACATAGAACGAAGTATATCGTTGCGTGACCTACGCAAATAAGTGCCTTCTTGAGTTCGAATTTCTCACCTTTAGCTATCATACCACTAAGGTATCCAAACACAAAGTTGAGAAAGAAAACCAAAGCCAATGTCTTCAATTCTCCATCAATAGGCTTTAAGTAGGCTACGACCGCTATCACGACCCCTACTAATAATTCTCTTAATCTTTCTGCCATTTTCGTTATCCTGAATAATTAATAAAAATAAAGTTTCGGTCTCTTTCTGCAAAGATAGCAAAAAAAACCGAAACTTCATTCAGAATAACGAAAAACTTCAGATATTCAAGTCGTAATATGGAAGTCTGCCACTTTCCAGGAAGGAAATACATTCATCGAAAATCTTTTGCTCGTAGTTGTACGTGTTGATCTTCGGGAACCATTTCTTTATCTTTGCGTCGTTACGCTTTACCATTTCTCCCCAGAGAACGCACCAGTCTTCGAGATTGATGTTGTCATTCTTGACCTCATGCCAATAATCTTTGGCAACGTCTTTGGTGTGAAGCTGACCAATGAGACAAAGATGCATATCTGCCATATCTTCGTTATAATGACACGCGCCAATCTCTCCCTTGACCTGCTTCATCATGTCAAGCATTACGCTGTCGTTCATTCCGACTTCGCAACAATCAGCCATGATCGTAACACAGTTCTTTATAGCCTGCATGTCATTGCTAGCTATAATGTCTTCGAATACCTTTTTCATAACCGTATATTTTTGATGTTACTTCAGAAAATACTCTCTGATGTTGTATACACCATCCTTGTCTTTCAATAAGTCGAGTGCAAGGTGGTTGGCATACTTAACAAGATGTTCTGTATCAATGTCCTTAACATCTTCCTTGCCGAGTATCTTTGCAATTGTGCATCCGTGGTCGCTTACAACCTGATTCATGGCAACGTACAAAGCGTAGTCATTGTAGTAAGGTTTCTCCTCTGTTGCAAGTCCGAGACCAGTCATTGCATTGAGCCACGTCTGCATATCCCAAGTTGCTGATGGATTCATTCCGTCCACAATCTCAGAAGCTTCCTTCTTGGTGAGATAATTCTTCCATTTTATTGCGCAAAGCTTATCAAGATACTCTTGCGCCAACTCTGGGTGTTTGGCTGCCATATCCTGCATCATGCAACGCATGGTGTCTCCGAATGTGTGCATATACTTTACGTTAGTTGATGAAGCCATCATTCCATACAGCTCATCAAATTTACTCATAATCTCTTTTGCTTCCATATCTTCTTATATTTATGATTATTACTCTGCTGTTACCAGACTTTTCAACTCTTCAAAGTCATCCTTGGTGAAGCTAATACTCTTCTTGCTACCAAAGAGGATAGTCGTTATGATGTTGTCGGGTAAATCAATAGACAAAACACCGCCATCAATGCGACCTTTGATAAAACCAAGGTCAAACTCATAGTTGCTTATATTCTCCAACATCTGCATGAGGTCTGAGAATATGGTATCGGCATCTATGTTGCCGTCTTCATCAGCAATGAATAGGGTAGCGTTGTCAATGCTCTTGCCCCAACTATCCTTGTGTTTTGCGATGATGTTGTGCGATGCTCGCTTCATGTACACGGAAGGGATAGCCAATGCTGGGTTTTCCTTCACCATATCACTTATTCTTGCGTCTGCCCACAAATCAAGCGATGTAAGCAGTTTCTCTTTAAATTCTGTTACGTTCATTTCTTAGTTTCTCCTTTCTTTGTTTTGTTGTACCAAGCGAGATACTCTTGCCAAGTCTTGTCGCTGTGGTTAGTCATATAATCGTTGAGCATAGCAGATTTATGTTCCTCTGCTTGCGCTACTTCTTTTCTCAATCGTTGCATCAAGGACAAGTGTTTCTTCAATGCTTCCTGTCCTTGCTGAGTACTTTCGATACGAGGGCGTATGATGCGTAATTCCTCGTCTTGCACTAACTTAGACACATATTGCAAGCTATTGACGTATTCCTGATTCTGCATCAAGTACTGACGTTGTGCGCCTGTAAGATTGTCTTCAATCTTATCAATCTCATCCCATAAAGGGGTGGAAGACTGCTGCGCCTGCATATTGATAGATGCTCGCTTCTGCTGTATTGCTTCGTACATCTTCTGTAGCTCGGCATCCATAATTTGCGGCTGCTGCTGATTTGTACCCATATCCAATAATGGGCTGTTACCAAAATTCATCATAACAATCAATATCTTTAAAGTTGGTGATATATTATAGAGAGGTGAGAGGGCATCCACCAACGAGGGCAAACACCCCTCACCAACTCATTTCTTTTTAGTCCGTCTAACCGACTTCCTTACTGCTCTGTTACGCTCCTGTAGTGGGAGTGGAAGGAGCAGTGCAGTTACAGCCGTAGCTTCCGTAGCCAGAAACTACTGGTGTAGATGGGAGTACCAACTGACCACGCAAGCAGTTGCAGGTCTTCTCGTTCACGTAAGCCATCATAAGCTTCTCCTTGTAAGGAGTGAGGGCTTCCATAACGGCTACCTTCTTGTCAAGGTCGCAATACTTAGCTTGCAACGCATCGTACTGGTCTCGCTGATTCTTGTACAGACCGAAGTCTGCATCAATCTGAGACTTGTACAGACCGAACTCAGCCTGCATTGCACGGCGGTTCTCAGCGTTGATAGCCTCTGTAGCACCCTTATACATAGAGAACTTCTCTGCGATGTCAGTTTCACGCATAGCGTAGAACTTGTTAGCGGTGTCGAGCTTCAAACCGAACATGTCGGTAAGCAACTTCACCTCATCAGCGCATTCCTTCTCCATTACCTGCAAGGCAGTTGGCTGATTTGAACTTGCGTTAGCCCCATAGGCGTTGATGTTCACGTTCTCAGGCATATTGCTGCCACCGAGTGAACCAAACACGCTGCGGTTATTACCGCCAAGCAACCAAGCACCAGCACCGAGTGCTGTGCCGATGATACCAAGGGTAAGACCAGCATTACCTGTTGCCTTAGAAGCATAATCATCGTGCTTCTTTCCCTCTTCGTAGATTTTCTTCTCTACGACCTTTGCATCTGTCATTTCCATGATACAATCTTTTTAAGTTATCCTTAATATTAACTAACACTATTGTAACGTTACGGATGCAAAGGTACAAAGAATAGGGGAGAGCAAATATAACTCTATCACACTTTCTTTTAGTGGTTGATTATCAGTGATTTAAGGTGATAGAAGGTAATATCATAAATAACAAAAAAAGAGAGGCAGTCACTTACCTCTCTTACTCTTAATGAAGTGCAGAATATCCCACTTCTTCCAATATCGGGTGTGCCCACGTTTCTTGCATTCGCCATGGGGCAAATCGCCCCTAGCCACCATTCTGTTAAGGGTAGCATCAGAAACTCGCAATTTTTCCTTGACCTCCTCGGTGCTCATCATAGGGTTGAGAGCATACGGCAGATAGTTCTCACAAAGGTCTTCTATCTCATCGCTACTCATTCCGCAAGCAGTTACCTTCTCCCCTCTCTTCTCTTGCTCGTCTGCTCGAAAGCAAGAGTCAGACAACGATTTTAATAACACTCCCAAGGTGTGATAACCAAATAACTTTCCCATATCATTATAATCTAGAGATTAAACTTTGACAGCCCTTGCCTGAGTAATACTTATCGGCAAAACCATATACATAAAATATAATGGTCATTACAAGTATTACAACATTAGATTCCACCATTTCGTTGGTGGTAAAAACATTCCAGTATACAATATGAATAGCATTTATCCCAAATAGGTAGATGATCATCGGAATACGCCATCTGTAGCAGAGCCAAAAGAATCTGCTAGCAAGTATAAGCACAAGCGGATGGATGTAAACTGAGAAATAGATAAATGCTGCCGATACCCAATTCTCCTTAAACCATACGCACATTTCTTTTTCATGAGACGCAAATGTTACCATGCATGCAATATGAAAAAGCATGATAAACAGAGGCATCACTTCACAATAATACTTAAACCAAGTGAGTAGCTTTACGCTGTAGCCTCTACCTGCAAGGATAATGACGTTTATCATTTCGCTAACGTCCATGTCCTTAAACATTACTCTTGACAACTGTACAACACCGACTGATTGAACTAACCGATGGACTTCATCTTCTTCCTCTTTAGTCATAAATTCTTCTCCTTTTGTTTATTATTTGTTCTTAGTTCCTCATTTTTAATAATAAGAAAAGTGCTGCAAAGATACACTTTTTTGCACAAAACCAGCGGAAATGAGAATATTTCTGTGTTAAATTTTATAAAAAGTAACAATCTGAAAGTTCTATGTAGCTTAATTTTCGTATCTTTGCACATCAACCAAAACATTAAAATTATGAAGACAAAGATACCATTTAAAGGCAGAAGTCAAATGACGATGAAGGAGAAAATAGCTAACCATTTGTCTGTTGAGGAAGCATTAAAACTTGACAGGGAAAGTATCAATTCTATAACTGATTATTGGGTAAACGATACAGATGGTTCTTGTTATAACAGACTTCCATTTGCTGTTAGAATGCCGAAAGGTCTAGTAACGCAAGCAGAGGAGGAACGAAGAAAAGGTAGATATAGTGATTTATTTTCATCTTTCGGTGGCTCTGATGCTCCATTTTTCGCTGACATGATAACAGAACCTATAGAGAAGTTCAATGCAACACACTTCCCTGACGGACGAGAAAAGAATAAGGCGGTCACTGTGTAGTGAACCGCCTTATCTGTTCTTAAGTATTGAAATCGTCGAAATTAGAGATTTCAAAATTGAAACTGCCATCGTTAACTGTATCATCATCAGATGTATGTACCTCTATGCAAATACTTGTTTCATCGTCATAACCCCATATATTGCGTTTTGTAGCCCCCCAAAAAGTAGCCTTAATAGGAGAGGCTTTATTTTTATCATCATAACTATACCCAATACCTGTAAGGTTTACGAACACAGCCTCCAGGTCAAAGTAGCCAGTTCCCTCATTTAAAAACCATTTGCGTGGAGCTATGATTTCATAATGCCCTGTACTGAGACGATTTACACTGAGTTCAGAACCATCGAATGTGCGATACTTAATGCTTGCACCTGACGAAGTTCCAGTCACCTTACCGTAAGCCAGCAGTTTTTTGTTTCTACCGAAAGAACGGTTAGTCATCAAGTCGATTCTGTTTAAGACAATCCAACCGTACAGATAGTGTGACTTAGTATCATTCTCTGTTCTTGCAGATATATCTCCATAAGCCATGAGTTCTAAGACTTCTGTAGAAAAATCAAGCTTGGTTTTAGCAATTCCGTTCTCGAAGAATCGACAGCCAGCTTTTTGCGCATCATCTGGTACACTTATTGATGCAGAAGAACTCGTTATCTGTTTTCCTCCCCACAGATTACTTAATATGCAGATTCTTCTACCAGCCTGTTCAACATTCCACGGAATTGAATAAACCCAAGAATATCCATCATTATCTACTTGCATTACTGCATTGTCGCTATAGTCTGTAGTAAAGCTATCACCAACTAAGGTAAATGGACTGCGGAGCGAACCTGACAATAAAACATTATTGACGTTAAGGTTAGATATTGTCGCATTCTTTGCGTCAATAGTGTTGCCTTGTATACCATTAGCCTGCAATCCATTTACCACAATAGTCTGAGCATCAATAAGGTTAGCATTGAGCTTACCCCCTTCAAACATCGCTGCTGATGTATTGCCGTTGAGCACCTCTATCTTATCGCCTTTCAGCACAACTTTACCATCGCCTATCACTATACCGCAAATGCCCATATCCTTAACCAACCGAGCAAAGTCTGCAAGCTGACCGATACTCATCTGCTTGTTGGTAATGAGCGTTACTTTTTCCTTGAACACCTCCTCATTGTCAGTACGTGCCTTGCGATTGACACGCTGCGAGGCAAAAAGATGTACTACCTTTTTCATAGGCTATTATCCTCCTTTTAATGAGTACTGATATAATTGTCTATAACATCCGTAGCTACAGCCTTCGCCTTCGTGCGCCAATCCTGCATGGCGTTATACTCAGCTTCGTGTTCCTCGTCATCGGCATCAAGCTTCTTGCCATCCGCAATTTTGGCAAGATTAGCGAAATGATTATTGATGATGGCTTGCATCTTATCTGTCGGATAAGCGGATGAGACGATTGCATCAACTATCTTACCCCGCTCCAAAGGCTGCTCGATACGGACAACGTGAGCGGCATAAGCCATTCGGGTTGCTTTTTTGCCTTCGCTGCTATCCATGCTGTTTTCCAACTCAATCTGCTCAGCATCGAAATTGATGCGAATAGTATTACCCTCATACTCAATCAGACTAGGTGAGTAATCGAATATAGACTTTCTAATTTCCATGATAATATCCTTTCTTTTATAAATTATTAATAACGCTAGGCTTTGCCTTACATCGCCATGAGCTCCGAACCGCTAACGATTGTCGGATTTCCATAGAAAGCCATGCGAGCGCCGACGGGATCCATCGATACAAAGAAATCTCCGGTAGAGAACATAGTCGAAAGACCGGCTTGCAAAAAATGGTCGGAATTACCCCCAACGTACAGCAACTCGCCAATTGTCGAAGCCCAGTAGCTATCGCAGTAGTACGTACTGCCACTGCCTCCAACTGCTTGCGGAATTGCATCCCAATATTTACCAAGCGTTTTTTGTGTGATAAACTCTCCATTAGCGGATGATAATACGGTAAACTTTCTGCCATCAGCAGTATTGCTTACTCGGTTGCCGCTATAGACAACAGCATATTTCGTATCGCCATCCATATAGAAACGGATTCCTGGACGGAACTCAAGAAGCTTAGCCCATAAGTCCTCAAAGCCAAACAGCTTCACTGGATATTGATTACCTAAAGTAGCATCATTATAGAGTACCTTACCGCTACCATCACCGAGAGAGATACACTTGCCCATAGGTACATCACGACATGTTTCCCAAGAACCTTGGAATCCCGTTCCAATTACAGATTGTGTATTAAGGTCACCGAAACTTACTTGTTCCAATGCTTCTATGAGGCATTGAAATCCATAGTTTGCAAGACCGAAGTTTGAACCAAGCTTCTGTGCGCAAGCCCAAAATGCGCTCATCGTTCTGTTTTTCGAAGGAGCAACATTAGGTCTTGAATGACCCACACCGCTTCCATCCACATACATTTTATATGCACCTACCCAGTTTGGCGAATCGAAAGTCTTGCCGCCCGAAATAGGGAACAATCCTCCGAATTGCAAGGTCTTGTTTTCTGCCTTGAAGTGGCAATCGGGAACATGAACCATCGTCTCATACTTTGACGCATCATCCACCTTTGTTCCGTCAGCGAAGAACTCCCATGTGCTTGCATCGAGTTTGGCGGCAAAAACTTTACCATTCACAACCTTCATCATATATCCACCCATTGCTCTCTGATACATATCAGCCATGAAAGGCGTTGGAAGAGCGAATTTAGGGTTAGAAGACTGCTCCAAAGTGATTGTAGGGTAGAAGATATTATTACCCATCATCTTCTGAAGGTCACTGAGGCTTAATCTACGAAGAGCACCATCTGCTACAATTAAGAAAGTTTGGTCGGGATTCATTGCCGACACGACTTTTTTCTCTGTTAATTTTACACCCATATTTATATTATATTTTAAGATATTACTAATCTATCAACGGATTGCCATCCTCATCAAGCAGGTAATTATCACCTTCGTCAAGGAGATAGTCGTTGGCAGGTCTCTGTCCGTATTCTATCTGTTCTTCAAGATAGTCACTCTCAACATCGCCAAGACCAGATTCCTTGATTGAGAAGTAGCATGAATCTCCCTCTTGCCACGACTTATTTGTAACGATATTACCATTAGTTGCTTCTGTATGCCATTGCAATTCTACGATGCGGTTAGGGTATTCAACAACCCTTCCGTTGTATTCCAATATAGCCTTGTTTCTTCTGTATATCTTACCCCATTCAATATCATTGCATACCATGAACTTAGGCTGTCCGAAAGAAGGATAGAACCTAGAAGCGGAAAATTGGAACTGAGCAACAGCCTTACCGCCTATTACCGCCTTAATGGTATAATTATTCTTCTCTACAAGTCTGAGGTCAAGCACAATCTCAGATGTGGAGATAGATATAATCTCGTTAGGGTTTGCAGCAGACGAAGCAGACATCTTAGTCGTTCCTCGATACAGCTCAATAGAGAATCCGCTTGTAATTCTATCCTTAGACTTATATACATCAATCGGAATGTGACATTCATACTGATTGCCGTCAAAGCAAGTGTTTCTTGCTTCCGTAGATTCCGATATGATGTTATTAGCAACCTTATACTCGTAGAGAGCCAGCTTATCAAGGAATGGGTTATAGGATATATCGGTATCTTCCCGAATACCCATACCATAGGTATCTGCGCCCTTATCTGCCGTATACAGAGTGATAGGGTCAGCGGTGATATGCAATATAGAGTTCGTTCTGTAATCATACAGGTCAGCTTCGAATTGCAACTGCTGCTTATCGTTACTTAGAAGATTCCTCTTGATGGTGAGTTTGCCACGATTTGTGGTATTGCTCGTATCAATACTATACTTACCGCTCCAAGCATCAATCTTAGATATATCCTTCCATTCCGTGCCAGTAGAAACCTTCCACACCATATTAGCAAGAGAGATATTCGACTGCTTGCTATTCCATGATTCATCCTTTGCTGTAGCATTGACTTGTGGATAAGCAACGCATTCATATCCTTCCTGTGTTCGGTCTGGGAAGAATTTATCACCCGACATGGTCTGCATGAATGGAGACTTAGGCGATGCGCATACTACCGATACAGAGACATCCAGAGGTGCGTATTTTCTATTAGCCTTATTACTTACTATTGGCATAAGCGTTCCTCCTAATCATCAATTGTTAAATAAGCATCTGCTGACACCGATACGCCGATGATGTTTTTGTTTTCGTCAATTGTATCAGTATCCCTCACAACGAATCCATCACTGACGTTCTTTGCCCAAGTCATTGTCTCCGAGCGTTTATTCTCGATGTTACCATTGCTATCAGTATAGATGACGAAGGTGACATTGCCAGTTATACTCTTCGGCACTAGTCCTGTCTCGCAGTTGGTAACGATACAGCGAAACGTCTGATTACTATCTTCATCAACCTGACCTACTGAATTAAGGGCAAGCTGATAAATATCAGATATATCATCAATGCTGATACCTGTTCTATACACGGCAGCACCATCTACAACAAACTCTAGGACGAAGAGCTGATGACTGTCCACATAGAGCTTATCAGTGTCTCCCGTCTTATCTCTGTGAATCGTTATTCCGCTTGCTGGATTATTGTAAGTTCCTGCAAGGTCTGTTCCGCTGCCACGATACAGATTAATAGAATAGGTAGAAACCTCTCCACCTGCGGAATTGAACAGCCAAGGTCTGAGGATAGCTTGCGTCTGTCCCTTGCTTAATACCGTAGTATCAGCAGACACACCTCCGAAATAAGATGAGCCACCCAACATAGATACCAATATATCTATGCTTTTCTCCATTGGGTATATGCTAGCTCCCAATACTGCATCACCCGAATATGTAAGAGTATCGGAATCTTGGTTAACCTTAGAGGCGAGGTCTCCGATAATAGAGAGAGAACCATCAGCATGATTTAGTTTGAATCTATTATCAACAGTCGAGGTCTCCCATCCAGTACCGCTAGAACTGAATCCTAAATCTTTGCCGTTGTAAGCCCACACATGATTTGTTAGTGTCACGTTATTTTTGCGTGCAGAGCCTACAGTCGGGGTAATAACTGGATGTATTCCGTCTTCACTCCATTTAGGAGAGACGGTAAACGTATCAGGGTTCAGACCTTGAAAGAGCGGTACGCCATTCGTTTGCAGATTGATGGATAACGTGTCGCCCTTCGGTGTTCTTCTGACTGCTGCGGTTGCCGAAAGATGAATTTCTTTTCCCATATTTTTAATCTCCTATTTTTTAAACTTTAATATATTCTTGATGTATTTTACCCGTTGTGGTGGTTGCGGTGAATATAAATTTTGCAGTATCACCCTTGCCTATATCGTCTTCTGTTCCATCATTAGACCAGACAATATCTATTGAGCCATTGAAGTTCTTAACCTTCTCCTTAGTCGCCCATGCAGCATCATCTACGGAATCATTGGTTTTGCGTGTCACTTTCCATGATGCGACTCCGTTTGACACGTCCTTATCACCAAGCATTAACTTGCAAGTAATGTTGTGTGTCTCGCCTATAGCAATTCCGCTATTGACTATATCCGTATAGAGGTATAGCTTTGGTGTATACACGTTGGTGGTAGCCTTCCAATATGGAGAATCCTCAGATGGTTCATCTGTTGTGGTCTGTCCTTCTGGAGAAATACAGAGCCATCTTGTGCCAAGCCATGTAACCTCATCATAGTAGCTGTATTCCGTACCTTCCTTCCAGTCACCGAGATATATGGGAGTCCAAATTTTCTCTCCATCAACGGTGGTTATGTGGTAGTACTTTGACACGATGTTGATTCCGTTGAATCCTACATCGAAGATGGATTTACCTTTGAGGGAGTAGGAGTTGATACCTCGGTACATGGTGAACGTAGGTGCGGAATCTCCTTCGGTCTCCATCATCAGGAGGTGCTGTCTGCTCTTATCACTTCTGTTACCCATGAGAACGATGGTATCACCTACGGCAGGGGTGTCCGAACCTTCCATGCAGTTCTCCTTCGCTATCTGAATCCAAGCGAACTTCTTTCCGTCATAGAGCTCGTGACCTTCATCATCGGTGATTGCCTCGTTCTCGGTTGATACCTTAGTGACAAGTCTCCAATAGTCCTTGTTGCTGACGTTCTCATAGATACCAGGTGCTATATTGAAAGTCTTGCATCTAACTTGGTCTTCCACCTTGAATGAGTTGATAGTGGCGGTCGTTCCATCATCAGCGAGGAGATAGCATTTCCAACCAATCAGCTCATTCGTTGTCTCGCTATATACTTCCTTGATGTAGCTTATCTTACCAGCAGCAGGGGAGAGGACGATGTTACCACCAACGTAGCTAAGTTCACGAATAAGAAGGGTGTTGAAGATAGCCTTACCCCACACTATCAAATCCGTTAGCAACATTTGAAACTTACCATCGCTTCGTTGCTTAATTGCAAAACCACTCTGCTCTGCTTCGTTGAAGTCGAGTGACTTTAATAAGTTCACCAAGGCACTAGAGAGGATAGCGTTACCACTTCCGTCTATGCTAAACTCATTTGAGTGACCGAGGAAGAAGCCTTGCACGAACTTCTGTACCTTTTCCCAGGTAACTGTACCTTTTGCGGTGTCGTCGGTTATCTTTGAGATAAAGTGCTTACTTCCTTCTGTTGCAATCTGGCCCTTGACTTGTGTAGTTGTCAAGCCTGCACCAGTTCCTCCATTTCCGCTTTGGAGCGACGAAATCTGCTGCTGAATCTTCTGGATAGTACCAACCTCTTTATCCTCACGAAGAGTTATGTCGTATGTCGGTATCTTGCCATCTTCTTCCTTGATTGTGAGCTGATCTATGGATATTACACCGCCAATTCTGAGGTCAGTATCCTCAAACTCCATCAAGTCTCCGGCTTTGAGCGTATCATGAAGACTCTTGATAACTCCTGTAGTATCCTTTTCAGCAAGATCATGCTGTCTTGCCATGAAAATCTCATCAACCTTAGGCTGATAGACGTACCTTGTGTAGTCGTTCTTGTCAATGAATGCTATGGCGTATTTAAGGAGCTTCAGAGACGCAGCATTGACATACGAATCAGGAAGTGTGATGCCGGTAAGAACGAAATGGTCGCCATTCTTGATAGGGTAGTCCTTGTATGGGAACCACAGCTCAAGAGCGTCGTCCTTTACTCTTTCAATAGTAAGCCTCCATCTTCCATCAATCTTGGCTGATGAAGCTACCTTGAATGTTCGTCCGCCACACATACCATCCTTCATCGAGATGGAGAAGTCGTCATCCTTTAAGTCGTTGATATCAAAGTCGATAGCCTTTTTAAGATAGATATCAACATTCTTTACGGTTTCATTATCGCCAAATCTTCCGTCATCATCAGGAGCCACACCCTCATCAATCTCATCAACACGTACGCCACCGATTTCCATCTTCTCGATAGTAGGGTAGATTTCAATAACTCCATTTGTCTTATCATCTGTTTCAAAGAACTGTGATGCAGAACGAAGACCAATCTGCTCGATGTTGATAGAATCGATGTATGGCCTGTGCGGATCTGTGGAGAATTTATGCTGTCTCCCGGTAGGATTCACGTACTTCTTCTCTTCATCCGTGAGTGTGTTATAGAAATCACTCAGCGATACATGAGGGAATCCAGGCAACATAAGTCTGTTGATGGACATGTTGTTCGGAAGATTCTTTGCGTACTCCTTCATGGATGAAGGAACTGCCTTCTTGTTGAGACCGGACGTGATATACATCTTTGTATTTCCGGCCTTGACCTGCGCAATAAACGCATCAAGCTTCTCCTTTGATTCCTCATCTCCGGTGTCAGTCTGTGTTCCCTTCAGCTCAGAATAGAATCTACATTTTTTAGAGTCGTATGCCTGTGTTACATAACCGGTAATCTCAGTTTTGAAATCAAATGTAACCTTAAGTACCCAACCGAGAGACTGCTCGCCAGTTTCCCCAGGAACAATATACTTTCTCGGATTCTTGAAATATGTTTCTATATAATCGAGGTCCAGTTCAAGTGTAACATTCGTGCTGGCCCCGACGACTTTCGTGATGTTCGCCACATACTTGACACCGAGGTCCGCATAGTAGTGAGAAGGAAGATTCTTCTCGGAACCATATGCTCTTAGTCTTGTAACGACACTCTGATCGGAATCAGCGTTCTGAACAATCTCATAGAGTCCATTGCCGAGTCCGTACTTGAAGATATGATTAGCCTGTATTCCGGTAGTACCGACATAGATGTTTCTTCCTCTGACGATGAAGTTTATGTCCCACTTCTCGTTCACAAGCGCAAGGGCTTGCCAACAGGTCTGCGAATCCACTGTAATGGACATCGATTCGATGACGTTATCGTCGGTTTTCTCACCATAAACCGACAACCACTCACTTTCGAGGGCTCCACGCTGAACGGAACGGTCCTTGTTTCGGGAGTAAATCTTCCAAAGACCTGCACCAATCTGCTCGTTTAAGCATGCCTGGATTCTGTCGAGCAAATCATCCAAAGTCTGTACATAGAATGGGAATTTCGGTAGGGCAGTGTAGTGAAGCTCGTTATCGTTCAATACCACATCGAGGAACTCTGCCCTGGCAAGCTCGTCCTGCAATGCGTTGAACTTTACGCTGTCATACACGAAGCCCTCACCGTAGGTGTCAGGTCTTGCCTGCTTATCTTTGCCCGGCTCGTAGTTGAGCTCAAACCGCTCGCCACGATAGACAATATAGTCGCCTATCTGAAAGTTGATAGGCACTTCATGCTTGAAGTTGATAGTCACGAAGCACTCACCCATCCAAGAATCGGAGTATTCCAATCCATGAACGGTTATCTGCTCTCCGTTAACGTCTGTCAGCTTCGAGCCATCCTTATGATAAATATTCCAAGTGCTCATGTGTCTGTGTTATCCTAAATTTGAAATACTGCCCTGTGCGTCCTTAATCGGCTTGACATCAGTAACAGGGTCGTTAAACTTGAAAGTGATAGAGAGAACTAGCAAGTCCTCGTTATCAGGATCTCTATATAGGTTTGGATCAATATCCTTAAGTCTTACATGCTGTCTTCCGATTCTATTGAAGTCGCAATACATCTTCATCATGCCTGACTTGCGGATGTAATCAATAAAAGCCTTACATTTCTCGTTAGCGCCGAAAGCCTCGCCGTGGAACATAAACTTAACCTTATTCTCGTATGCCGCCATATAAAGTCCATCCTTTCCGATATATTCGTCATCACCATGCTCATCGTGCCACTCCCTTTTCGGTGGTTCCTTGACAGAATCGTAAGGCTTGAACGGGTTCTCGGAAACATACATGCCGAAGTCGGCGATGGAGTCCTTCACCTCATTCCCATCGCCTTCCTTCTGCATGTATATCCTGAAATAATCTTTCATACCTTAAATCAACTTTTTACAATTGCAAATATACAAAATATTGCATAAATATGCAAGCGATATTCAATTAAAAATGTATAAATATACAAAAGAGGGCGCGAATATAGATCCGCGCCCCCCCCGATTATTACTTCATCTTCAATGATTTTGTTCCGTTAAGAACTCTATTGAAGTTGTCGTTATACTCAACGAATATTCTTTCAATCCTCTCGGCCGCATCCGCATTGCGTAACGTATTTCGAGCAATCGCATTAAGCTGCGACAGCTGCGACTTTGCAATCTCGCTCATCTCTGGGTAGTACTTAGCCTGCTCTGCGCGGATAACAGAACAATCCAACCTAATAGCATTTAGATACGACAGACCAAGATCTGCTTCTTCTTCTGTTATTCCCTTCACAGAGTTTCTTGATGAAGAACTGCTATTATCTGACCATCCGTAAGTTTTCTTAAGGTAATCTCTCGTTGCCTCGATTTGCTTTGAGAGCTCATCTGTGCTGTTCTTTACGTCGGCATACTCGGCTCCTGTGTATTCTGAAATAACATTCCCGTTGGAATCCTTGATCTTATCACCATTCTCTGCGTACCCCTGAGTCTTCTTCAGAAGAGCCTTGATTTTGTCTCCATATATATTCTCAATCATGGAGTTCAAGATGGCGTCCTTTAATTTTCCTTCAAAGCCATCCACCAAGTCTTCATACCCATTGGCCATAGTTGACATTGCGTCGCCCCAGGAAGACACCAAGTCAGAGAACTTGTTACCGGTCAGTTTCTCTGTAAGAGCCTCAATTATGTCATCGGCCTTCTCGCCATACTGAATGAGCTTTTCCAGGTAATCTCTGAAATCTGAGTCCATGTTAGCCCAAAGACCAGTGTAATCCTTCTTAATCTTCGACAATGTATCAGCGTTCATGTTGAGCATGTCTTCCATTCCGTTGAACTGGACTCCGTACTTCGAAGATATTTCTCCGGCAACATCACGCCAGTTCTGACCATTGTACTTATATGAACCCTTCCACATTCTATATTTGATAGAGTGGGAGCCAGCTGACGCACCGGCATTGAGCCTCTTCTGCGCAATAACCTTAGTCTGCTCAATCTCCGCCTTAAGCATTTCCTGGGCTTCCTTGGATGCCTCTGTAGCCTCTGTACCCCAATGGATGTTCATGTACTCAGTCTTCTTGGAGATGAGAGAATCCCAAATTGAGGTCAGGTTGTCGTACTCAGCCTTCGCCTTGTTGTAGCTGCTGTAGTCTGCACCGAACGCCTTGATGAGCGAGCCGCCAATGCTCAACGCTGCGGAAGCGGCTGCTGCGTATGGACCAGCACCTTTGAGGAACCCGAGACCCTTCATTTTGCCGAGGGTATCAAAAGCCCCGGCTGTACTTGCTGCCGAAGAGAATGCGCCTGATGCTCCACCTACAATTTGGCCAAGGATTGAATCCTCTTCTCCCATAGCCTTGAATAGATTGATTACCGGGTCAAGAACCGTGCTGAGCGCCTGTATCTTCGTCGCAAGTTCAGAAATGGCCTTAGACGAGTCTGCGTATGCTGACTGCTGATCATTCTTCAGGCTCGCCTTGGTTCTTACGCCGCCAGCGATTCCGAGTCTCGAAGCCTCCTCCTTGCTGACGAATATCTTCGCGGTATCATCCATGCCGCCAAGACGCTCATTTATGAACTTTCCGATAGCCTTACCGCGATTCACCCCTCCGAAGATGAAGCCGAACGGGTTTCTGCTAATCTGCTCATTTCTGAGCTTATCCAAAGCGTCCCTCAACTGTTTGATAGATTCTACAGACAAACCGGTAGTCATTGAGAACTGGTCAATCTTCTCAATCATTGAGTCGATTGTAGCGGAAGAAACCCTATCGAGGTCATCAAAGATAGCAACCCAATCAGATTCCTGTTTGAACTGCTCGAACTGAAGCTTTGCCACATTCTCGTTGTGAGTTTTTGTGGCTCCGGCCTTGGCTCTATCTCTCATCTTCGGATCTTCGATGCCCTTGATGAGCTCAAGCTGTCTCTCGTATTTGCGGTTTTCATCCTCAATTTGCTGGGAGATGGTTGCGTTCTTCTCAATCAAGCTAGCCATCAGGTCGATGGTCTCCTTCTTGATTTTATTGTTCTCATCTTCCAGCTTCTTGCGTATGTCGTAAACACGAGTCTCCTCACCGTACTTATCCTTGACATTTTCAAGACTCATTCCCTTAACCTCATCCGTAGTCAAGTTGAGCCTGGACTGAACATTGTCGTGCTTTACCGCAATGTCAAGTTGTTTCTCCAGGAACTTCTTGTATGTATCAAATTGAACAGTTCCGCCGAAAGCGATATTCTCAGAACCCTTCTTGTTTCCTGTCAGCTCGTATATTTTCTTATACGTCTCGTATTGTTCGGAGATAACATCAAGCTGTCTGTTGAGTGCATCCAGTTCGTCTCTGCGCTGGTCTTCGAGAAGTTTTCGTTTTTCAGTTTGAATGCCAGCCTTCTCGTTTGCAGCATAATCCAATCTGTCCTTTGTTGATGCAGGGAGAGTACGCAAGAGCTCCTTGATAGAAGTCTCGTAGTTAGTATAGTCAGAGATAGGGAACCTCTTCTTGTCATCAAAGATAGCCTCAAACTCTCCGTCGTTTGCAAGTTGTCCAAGTGCGCCCTCTCCGTAGAGTTCCTTGAACTTCTTGATTTCGGCATACATCTTCTTGTATAATTCGATGCGTTCACGGAGATTCTTCAGCTGTTTATCTTCTTCGCGACCATTCTTGTTTTTATCCTTACCGAAGTGACCAGTAACCTTATTCTTGCCTACATCAAGACTTATTCCAGACTGAGCCGCTATAGCTTCAAGCATTCGCTGCTCCCTTACGTATGGTTGTCTGTCGCCTGCATTCTTTGCATTGTCGTTTTCGTCACGGACCTCCTTATATCTCTTTCTTACAGCCTCTCCGAATGAAGTCCATCCGTTGCTATTTCCTCCATTCAGATTGTGGAGATACTCGGCCATTTCCTTCTGCCAGAAGCCATATGTTCCTCCCTTAAGCTTTCCTGCCTTTTGTAGCTTGCCGAAGACTTTTCTTTCGATAGTTCCTACTTTGTTAGGGTTTTTCCAAACTTTTGGACCAGTATTGCCTTCTTGTGGCTTTGCTTTTCCTATGTTCAAAATAGCCATAGCTACGCTTTGAAGTCTCGCTACAAGACCAGGAACTTTCTTGTTCGCCTCAGATAACATTTGGTCAAGCATGGTTCTGAACTTATCCGGGTGCTGTTTGCACCACCTTGAGAACTCAACCATGTCCATATTCCTACTCTTGGCCATATATTCGAGATATTTAGGAATATCGTCGGTAGCTATCTCGCCGAAATTCGCTCCAAAATGCCGAAGGTCGTCTTCCAAATTTTCAAGACTTCCCTTCATGTCTTTGTTTCCGTTGCTTACTTTGTCAACAAAGTGACGCCAGGTCGCAGCCCCTTTTCCGCCAGTTGTATATAGCGTGTATAGTTTTTCCTCGAATGTCATACCTGCCGCCCTTGCTCCAAGCATCGAGTTTGCCACTTTCTCCATAGAGCTTTTTGTGGAATCGCCGAATTTCTCCATCTTCATCTGGAGCTGAGCAAGGTTCCCTGCGACGTCGTTTATGTTCTCGTCAATATCGTCTTGACCGATACCAGTCCATTGGCCGAACCAACTTGCTCCACCTGCGAATCCAGCACCAGAAGCCTTCTTTGCCTTTGCGAAGTTCTCTCCTTCGCTTGGAGTGAAATTATTCTCATTCCTAGCGTCAATGATTTTCTGTTTTAAGATATCATACTCCTTGCCGAGGTCATCAGTACTATCTATCTGTTCCTTAATGGAGTCTGTATAGAGTCCGCTCTGTTTAAGGACATCAGTCATCTTGTCTACCTGTTGCTGAAGAGCCTCGCCAGTGCCTTTATTGCCAACTTCCGATAACGTATCAGATAGTGTCTTTACTGTTGTTTTTGCAGTCTCGTTTATCCTATCGGTATCCTGTTTGATGCTGTCCTTGAACTGACTATATGCCGAATACAGAGCTGTTCCTATAGTAATACCAAGTGTTGCAATATTCCATCCCGAGAAGAATCCTCCGAGCTTTCCTTTTGCCTGGTTAACAGCAAGCGACATTCTTGCCCTTGTTCCTTCTTTAGTTATAAGCTCGGACTCCTTTGCGCTTATCATACCCATAAGGCGAAGCTGTTCGATCATCTCCTTGGATATTAGACCCTCGCGGAAAGCTTTTTGCATCTTCAACGCGCTAAGTCTTCCCTCTAGTGCAGCTTGCTCTACAGCATTTCTGGTATTAATCTTGCTATTCAGCATTCCCTGGTAGTCAGCAATATTCTGTCTCATTATTTCCTGGGTTATCTTACCCTCAATGAGAGCTTGCTGCTGCTCTACGGCGAAAGTTCTTAGCTTTACCTGTTGTTCAGCACGCAAAGCTGCAAGGTTACTGCTTATACCAACTCTTGAAGCAATGGCTGTCGCACCCTTACGCAAAGCATACATAGCACCGAATGCAAGTGCTGCGTTAGAGACCTTATCCAAAGCCAAAACCAAATCTGTTGTTCTATTAATAAGGAATGAGAAAGTACCTCCGACAACACTCTTACCTTCTGCGAACTTTCCAAGCATAATGTCCCAGGCATCAATGAGCTTATTCCATCGACCAAGCAATGTTTCGGACAGAACGAACTGCATGTTGTAGAACTGGCCTCCCTCGTCTGTCATTTTCCAAAGCACTTTCTGGACATCCTCAAAGCTAACCTGTCTAGCACTAATCATCTTCTTGACATCTGCCTGGGTATAATTGTTCCTTCCGTTCTTTCCTTCTGAGTTATAAAGCTCAGTGATTCTCTGCAAAAGAGGAAGACCGGCGTAAGCAAACTGGCGCAACTCCTTACCATCGAGCCAAGAACGAGCCTTTACCTGGCCGAATGCCAAGCCCAATCGTCCGAAGTCTACGCCAAGACCAGATGCAATATCCGCAAGTCGTTTTGTGGTATCATACAAGTCATTTGCTTCGACTCCGAATGCAGCCAGCTGCTTTACATCTCGGTTCAGCTCTCCAAACTTGAATGGAGACTGCAACGCAAGCTGCTGTGTCTGAGCGAACAGCTCGTCAGCCTTCTGTACATCACCAAGGATGGAGCGTAACGCAACATGCTGCTGAACAATCTCACCACCGGTCTGTACGATTGAATTAAAGAATTGCTGCGCTCCAAAGACAATACCTCCCTGTAAGAAGAGAGACTTGATGTCTCCGACTATGGATTGCATCTTCTTCGCTTCAGCGTTTGCTCCGGCGAATGCTGCTGCAAGGTCGTTTCGTGCTCTTGCAGCAGACTGAGCAATTTCCTGCTGACGCTTCTGTTCAAGCTCGATACCTTTCTGAACCTCTTGGTTTACTGCTTTCTGATCTTGAAGAACCCTAGAAGCTAATGTGGTATCGTGGCCACTACCGATATTGCCAAGCATACCGAGGCTATCCTTCCAGTTCTCTGAATTAAGTCTTCCCTTGATATTTATAAGGGCTCTCATTAAAGAAAGAAGTCTGTTAATCTCGGCTTCAGCCTTGCTCACATCTGCACCGATAGAGATGCCCCTGCTGTATTCCGAACGAAGCTGACGGACTTTATTACCGAGAGAATCGTATCGGCGTTCTGTGTTCTTTAACTCGTTCTGTCTCTGCTTCTCGTTTGCTTTTGCCTCGCGTGTTGCGTCTGCCTCGTCTTTCTTTCGCTTTTTCTCGGCATCTTGTGCTGTCTTGTATCTTTCTAAGATAGCATTCTTTAATGCTGCCGTCTCAGAGATTCTCCTCTGCTCGTATGATGTCGCATCGTATGGCTTATACGTCGCCTTTGAGACTCTTTCTGCAAGCTTCTCATATTCGCTAACCAGGCTTATGAGGCGCTGAATCTTTGCTTCTTCGGCTGTGAGCTTAGCTTGGTCAAATACAATGTCTGCACCTTTTGTGTTTTTGAGATGCTCAAGCTGCTTCGCAAGTTCCTCATACTTGGCAAGGTCTGTAGGGGAGAGCTTTTTACCATTCCAGGCTAATCCGTCCATCTTAGGAGATATAGCCTTTATCTTTGATTCAAGCTCCTTTACTTCCTTATTGTACTCGTCGAGGAGTTTTGTCAGCTTAGAATTGGCATCATTGTGCTTTGTCTGCAACTCGTCAGCCGCCTTCTTATATGCGTTGGCTATATCTAAATAACCCTGCGCTGCTTCGGAACGACCCGGTATTGCATAGAGTCCTCCTCTAAACCCACTTCTAGATTCCTTTTGCCATGCCTTCTCCTGCTGGCTAGCGATTCTGTCTCGGATGTCAGCGTTTCTCTGAAGAGCAAGGCTCTCTCTGTTAAGCTGATCAAGATATTGCTCCGACTGTTTTTGCTTACGAGTATACTCATCAGACTCCTGCTTGATTGCGTCCTTTACAACTTTTGCGTATGCCTTTGCCTCGTCAATCGCATTAAGAAATCCCGCACTCTTTACTACGTCTGACGCTGTGAGTCCAGAAACAGGATGGATGCCGCCATTATTTTTAATCTGCTCTAACTCTGCTCTGTATTTTTGTAGATCGGATAGCAACGGGCGTAAATTGTTTCCAGACAACTGAAAACCTTCATCGTAACTCTTGTTAATCTCTTTAATGAACGAAGACAACTTACGGAGCTCGTTCTCAGCCTTGTTTGCCTCAGTTGCAACGCTGTTAGGGAATATGTTGAATCCAGCACCTTCCTTAGACACCTCTCCGAGTATGCGGCCTATTCTGTACAACCCGTCCTGGACAGACTCCAACTGCTGGAGTTTTTTCGAACTGAAGAAATCTTCGCTTGAAAATACGCCAATGTTACGACGTAATTCTTTAACGAAGTTGTTTAGCTTTTCAAAACTACGGCCTCCCTTATCTCCAATACCTTTTGTTGCTTCGGATATTGCTTCCAAAGCATTCTGTGCCTGCTTACCAGTAGCATCAATCTTGTTTAATTCTTTGGTAATCTTTTTGGTTTCCTCTTCAATTCTCGATTTAAGAGTGAGCGAGAAACTGAGGTCTCCCATATTTCCACCTGCCATATCCTGAATATTTTAAAATTAGAGTTTATTGTTTAAGTAATCAGCAAGACTTATCTTCTTGCCAACGAGGCTTCCCTCATTCTTCTTTTTCTCCACCCACCTGTCGTAGAGATCATCCATCTCCTTCTTGGTGTGCTTCTTCGGACCGCCTTCCTTCTTGGTCTTAGGATAGACGACAAGAGGCTGGTCTGCTACCATGAGGTCAATCTGCGCCGATGAATAGCCCCACCAGTAGTCGTAGGCTGCGATGAAGTACTTACGCTGAAAGAGGAAACCGAACTTCTCCGCTAGTGAGAAGGCTGCTCCCCAACTGGTTCTGCTTGGATAGCTTTTGCTTCGCTCCTCGTCATCGTCATCATCACGTCCGTCATCCCGGTCGCTAATATGGTAGCCAGTGAGAATGCGTTCGATGGAATTTTTTTTTTAGAAACATCGAGAACTCTCAGAACCTCGGCCACGTCCACATCCTTGATGTAGTAGAGCCAACGCCAGTAGATCCAATACAGGAATCGTATTTTCCAGATGTTGTTGAGGAGAATGCAGACACAAATCTTTACGTTGCGCTTCCATTCGTTCTTCTCCTTTGCCCTGATGTGGGAACACCTGCTCATGGTTCCCTTGCGAAGCCAACCGAGCTTGTGCTTCTTTCCACGGAACACGAACTCGGTAGGCTCGTCGTGCAGCACGCTGTCAAGCAACTCCTGCAAGTCCACTGAAGGCTGCTCTATTTTCTTTTCTTCTGCCATGATTGTATGCTATTAAATGAAGAAGGGCGGCACGGCTGTTGATTAGCCTGCCGCCCAACGGTTTGTTATCCTGAATCTAATTACCTAAAGAAGCCTTATTCAACAGTTTCCCAATTGTCGTCCTTAACCCACTCGGTGTCGCTTACTCGGGTATCCATATACCTCTCCTTTACGGTTGCAGAGCCGGTATTGTAGGTAATAACGAGTCCCTGTCTGCGATTTGCCGCAGGAACGGTCTTACGGGTTGTTGCCGCATCGGTCTTGTAAGTAAGGCTCATAACGCCATCACCCTTTGTCAACCAAGCAACGCTCTTCGTACCCGCACCCTCAACAGAGCCTGAGAACTTGAATGCAACTGGCTTGGAACTTGAATCATCCCACTGCATTGTCGCATACATAGATAGGTTGGTCACAACCATGAGGTTCTTCTTCTCCTCGTCAACGATAACGATAGTACCGCGCATCTTATAGAGCTTAGGCTCTACGGCAACACCGGTATACTGAACGTCAAGAGTATTGTCACCAGTACCAGTAAGAGTGGCAGTGATTTCGTTAACTGCGTCTTCACCGAACATAGCCTTAAGAAGCTCCTTAGCCTTGGAAGGAACAACGAATTCTACGTTGAAGTCACCAAGCTCAGCAGTGGTAGCCCAGTCACCAGAAAGGCCGATAACCTTGTAGTGGTTGATTGTAGGCTCGTCCATCGTAGCCTTCAGAGAGTCAACCTCAACAGGAAGCTCCATGTCGACGGTAAGCTTAATGTCGCTCTTAGAGAGGTCAACCAATGCAGCGGAGTAGAGCAGCGACTTAGGGCCGCAGAACACTTCCTTCAATTTATCAATAGTCACCATAATCTAAAATATTTTAAATTGTTATACCTGAATTTCTGAATACTTATTTCGTACGTAACCTTCCCTGTATGATCGTCACGGAAAAACCTGCGCCGTCGTCTGTCTGTAGAGTTATACGAGGATTGGAAACAATGAGATTTTTTGTGGAGATTGGAAATCTGTCCATAATCTCCTGGACTTTCTCGTCAACGCTAGAAACATCAAACGTGTTTGGATTTCTTGCTGAAGCTTTATCGCGCACATACAATTCGATTTGAGCTGTAGTGGTGAAATAGTTGTAAACTCCACTTGAGTTCATCTCGTTATTGTAGATACTAGATGGAAAGTATACCACGATGTAGCTGTTGATTTTCGTATCAACTGCTTTTGGTCGGCTCCGGGAGTATAGCTTGTCGCAAATCCCATCCATTGCATTGCCGACATCGAAATATAGAGTCTTAATACTAACCATATCTTACATCGTTCTAAAGTATCTAACCAAATATTCTCTAAGAGAGGTAATCACGTCGTGACCTCTCTTAACCTCGACAAACTTAGCGTAATCCACACCGGCAACAAGGAGCATCTGCCATGTGGCATCGTACTTTCCTTTGTTGTGCTCCCTGGAAACAAGTTCATCCCACGCCGCGTTTGGACCATATTCACCACCTTCTCCGTATTCACCCTTGTAAGGTCTCCTTCCGCTGTCTTTGAATGAGAACGAACTGCGATAATACTTATCGAGGTTGTATCTCTCTCCAGCAGCAAGGGTTACTCGGGTTGGCTCTGGGCCAGGAGCATAATGAATCGACTGCAATGAGCCGTTGTAATATGTACCGATGGCTGTTGACTTGTACAAGTTACCGGTTACGTCATCATAGTTTCGAGACTTGTCAGCAGCTTTCATTGTCATTTCAGCCGCATGTTCCATCTTCTGCTGCATCTTTGCTACAGCCATCTGACGGATTTTCTTCTCGACCTGTAAAAACTGACCTGATAAACTTGTCATAATCTAAACCCTTGTCAAATTCCAATATACAACAGTCCTGTTATTATCCGGTTCGCAGTCCTTAACCATACCTACTTCAATGTTGTTTCCGACAGTAGAGTAGATGGTGTCGCCGTCAAGAGGACATCTGTCAGCATCCCATTCGTCATATCTGACCGGAATCGATGCCTTCCTCTTGTTCTGGTCGACGTTCTTGTCTCCCTCTGTAGTAGTATCGGTGTAGCTGCGACCTTCGCCATAGTAGAGAATGATTTCCTTGTCCTCACCAACTGGAGCATCATCATCGGCAAATGGGTCATCAGGGTCGGCTTTTCCGACGACCTTCCTCACAATCTTGATGATGTGAGGATATCTTGGGTTTCTGATGTTTTCCTTTTCCATACGCCTTATTTGATGATGTGAGGGAGAGGTTCTCCCCAAGGAGAATAATTCGCCCTCTTTACTCCGTGGGAGGTCACCCGGAAGGTGGACTTCTTCTTGAGCATCGAATCAGGCTCCAGCTCTGCATAGATAGCGTTAGCCTCTGCCTTCATCTCGCTTCTGTCGTTGTCCGACATATCATAGCCACCTCCCGAATGAGTCCATCCGTTATCGGAATCGGAGGTGTTGTTCACCTTGCTCGGACCAAGAACAAACCATTTCAGCATGTCGGCATAGGCAAGTCTTACCTTGTCCTTGTCGCAGGCTTCGAGGTCGATTCCATTTTCAAGCTCCCTGTCGTGCATGATGCCCAACAGAGCCTTCATCGGCATCTCGAACTTCACCTTGTTAATAAGGTAGTCGTTCACAGTGTAAATGTTCATCTCCGAATCCATAGTCATACAATCTTGTTACGTTAAAGAATTAACCCTTCTTGGTAATGTCGATAATCCAACGGTAAGGGAAGTCGAGCATAGCTGGAACAGCAGCAAACATCAAGTCTGTATGCCACTCCAGGTAATCACCGTTGGCGATTGTTGTGTTGGCAAGCAAACCAAGACCGTCGTTGGTTGTTGCGAACACCTTGTCAACAAGTTTGTTACCCCACTTCTCGAACATCTTCTTATCCTTGATCTCCTTGTGCTCGAACTCAAAAGCGTTACCGCGAGGACGAAGAACAACGATGTTGTCTGACCAAGCTTGCTCTGTCTTCTGTGTTCCATCGAAGAGAAGTGTAGTTTCCTCCTCCTCTACAAGCTCAATAGGAGAAAGACCCTGGATGTCTCCGAATGCCTTCAGGAACATATCCTGATTTACACCATAGTCCTCAACGTAAGCAACATAGTGAGCTTTACACCAGTTGATCCACAATTCCTTAATCTGTTTGTTCTTCAAGAACACATTGAAGAAGGTGTTGACGGTCATCTGCCAAACGAGAGGCTGAGCCTTACGATTGAAAGTCTTACGCCAGCTCTCTTCAAGAACTCGCATCTGCTCCAGAATATCGCAGGTCTCATCAGCCCAAGCAACCTTACCACACTTCTTGAAGTTATCGGAAGGCATATTGGTCTTATGGATTGGAGCCTGAATACCACGACCGATACCAGTGTAGTCAAGCTTACCTGTAGAAGCAAGCTTTGCTGTCATGAAGTTCATAGTGGTATCAACGGAGTCCATCAACTCCTGAACCTGATCTGTCCATTCCATAACGACATCACGGTCATTACCGAACTCTTCAAACTGGTTCATCAAATACTCACGTTCCTCTGCATTCTGGTAGATACCGTCTGTGATAAAGTCTGGAATTGTTGCAGAGTAAACCTGCAAGCCTCCCTTATCCTTCTGGAAAGAACCAGCCAAAGGAGCACGCATGTTAGCCAATGTAGCGGCACGAAGTTTCTTTGCCTCGACAGTGAATGTCGCAACACCTTTTCTGTTGGTTGGAGTCAGATCAGGAGCAATACGTCCCTGGGTCTTCCACCAGCCATAGTTTACGTGAAAGATGTCCTTTTCGTCAAGAAACTTCTGGAGGTATTTGGTGTTGTCCTTACTAGAGAAGAACTTCGCCATCCTCGAATTTTCAATATTAAACTTTGGCATATCCTAAATACAATCTAATAGTTAAACAATTAGTAGTTCGTGTAGAACAACTCTGGGTAGCGGCTGATATTCATCGCCTCTACAGCTGGTGGAAGAGGACTCATCCTATCCTTGATGAAAATCGCATCCGGTCCAAGTAAGCATGGTGTAAACATCATGCGAGGCTTCTCGAACTCATCGCTTCCAGGGAGAGTATAGAACGGCATGTCGTAGTCGTGAGGAGCAAAACAGTTAGGGTTTGTTACTACAGGAAGTGTAGAACCAACCGCAGCAGCCTCAACGAGAACCTGACCAACGGTCAATGCGCCCAATGCAGCAGACAAGGTAAGTTTCCAAACGTCACCTGCTGTAGCATCCGTTGTAGCCTCAACTGCTGTAACAGAAACACCAGTTCCCTTTGTCTTAAAATCCTTCTGGCCTACCATGATTTTATCGCCAATAAATGGGATGTGATGGTAGCCGTCACGAACGATGTAGATGTCTGTGTCTGTAGCGGTGCTAGTTGCCTTGGCAACTGCGTAAGACTTCAAAATCTTAATAGTGCCACCCTTGTTGTCTGCAAAGCCGAGGCTATGCTCAACGAGATCACCTGCATAAATCTTAGCAGGTCCAGGGAACGGATTGGTGATAATACCACCGATAGGAGGGTATCTGAAAGCCTCCTTGACAGCACCTTTAAGATTGAAGTACACATGCTTCTGACCGCCAATCTCAGCAGATGCCTGCAAGAGCACTGTTCCATTGAATACCGCACCCTGTGCGTTCATCTGGTCGTAATAATTGCTGTACTGCATAATCTTTTTACCTTAATTAAAATGTTATCCTGAATTATTTCTTGACAGTCGCCTTTGTAGCTCTGTCCTTGCAAATATCCTTAATGTCGTCCCATTCATGCTCGTCGAGTTTCTTTTCCTCACCAGAAGGAGCACTAGAACCCTTTCTAGGTACGGCGTTTCCGCCATTAGCACGCTTATAGTCGGCAGTATAGATATTTTCCGCTGCTGACACCAACTCGACAACATCTGCGTCGTCCGGTATCTCCAGCTTAGAGAGTGCAGTATCAAGGAAAAAGTCGTTCATTTCAAGGTTTGCCTTGTCGAACTTATCCTTCAAACCTGCCTTTACTGACTCGATGGTTGCCTTCCTTGCAGCCTTCTTGTCTCTTTCTGCGTTAGCCTTTTCGAGAGCTTCGAGTTTCTCAAGCAGCTTGGAGTATTTGTCGTCAGGATCGTCATCCTTGTTAGCCTCCTTGCGCTTACGCTCCTCTTCCTCTTCCTTCTTCTTGCGTTCAGCTTCCTCCTTGCTCTTCTTTACCTCGTCAGAGATATTCTTGTGCAAGTTGCCGTTGATACGCTTCAGACGGTTTGCTAACTTGGTAACCAACTTGGAATTTGCTTCCTCGTCATCACCGAAATCTTCCAAAACATCATCAAGTTCCTCATTGATGGTCTTTTGGCTAAGTTCTTTGAACTTGGTGGTATCAACCTCCTTGTTCACTAATGCTAAGAGTTCCTCTCTTGTCATGTTGTTTTTTGATTAAAAATGTTATCTCGAAAGTGGTCCCTCCACCTCGAAAACGTATAAATATACCTTTTATTTTGCAAATATATGAATAAATATGCAATTATCAAAGGAAAATTGTATATTTTTGCAGTATTAAATGTATATTTATGCAGAAAGATGTATTTTCAGGATTAAAATTGGATAACGGAGAGCCTATTTATACTCAAGAGTATATCCAATCATTAAGAGACGCCGACAAGAAGCATCCCGACAAGCTGAAGATTATAGCTCAGCGTGGCGGTCAGGAACGCATGCTGTCTATAGACGCTGATATTAAGATAGTTGGCGGCTCGCGAGGCGGCTCAAAATCGTTCTCTTCCCTAATGGAAGCTCTGAAGGATATTAAAAATCCAGATTTTCATGCAACAATTCTTCGTAACGAAAAAGACGACTTACAGTCCTTAGTGACAGACTCTTATAAATTGTTCTCCCAATTTGGAACTTACAATAAGTCACAAAATGATATGACCTGGAACTTCGATAACGGAGGATGGCTCAAATTCTCGTACTATGCTGGAGCCTATCAGGACTTCAAGACACGATTCCAGGGTCGCCAGTATGCCTATGTCTGCATCGATGAGGGTACTCAGTGTCCATACAAGAAGTTCAAGTACCTCTTGACCAACAACCGAAACGCAGCGCATATCCGAAACCGCTTCTGGATTACCTGTAACCCAGACCCGGAATCTTGGGTGAGAAAGTTCATTGACTGGTGGGTTGACGAGAACGGCTACATCATACCGGAACGGGACGGAGTTATACGATACTGTTTCATGGACGGCGATACGCCTGACTCAATCTACTGGGGTAACACGAGAGAAGAGGTGTACGAGCAGTGCAAGGGCATTATTGATAGCCTTTGGAAGGACAGCTATGAGGAACTTGGATACACGAAGCTCGAAATGTTCATCAAGTCGGCAACATTCGTTCGCGCTGACGTATCAGAGAACATTAAGCTTATCTCTACCGATGCCTCATATCTCGCCAACCTTGCCCAACAGGACGAGGAACAGCGCATGCGAGACCTGGAAGCTAACTGGAACTGGAAAGCTGCCGGTGATGACATGATCAAGATGGAAGACCTTGATGAAATCTACGACAATGCAGAACAGATAGGAGATGGAAAACGCAGAGCTTCTGCCGATATCGCATTCACCGGAGGCGATAACTTCGTAATGTGGCTTTGGGAAGGATGGCATTGTAAAGACTTGGTTGTTCTGAGGCTGGACCCTAAGACACTCGTTTCGGTAGTTGAGGCCAAGCTGAGAGAGTGGGGTGTCGAGGAATGTAACTTCACTTACGATATGCAGGGTATCGGTCAGTACTTTAAGGGATTCTTCAAGGATGCCGTCCCATTCAACAACCAGGCAGCACCTATCGCTAGGAATCATCAGGAAGAAGAAGGAATCAAATACCTATATAAGGATTTGAAGTCTCAGTGCGCATGGTTATTCTATAAGATGATAAAAGAGAAGCAGATTTCCATTGACTCGGCCCTGCTTGAAAGAAAGTATTCAGGAAACGGATTTGACAAGGTTCCTCTCAGACAGATTCTTCAGAAGGAGCGTAAGATGCTCAGACGTGACGAGAATAGCGATGATAGGGGATTCAAGCTATTACCTAAGAAGATTGCCAAGAAATATGTCGGACACTCGCCTGACTTCTTTGAATCTTGGTTCTATGTAATGATATTCAGTTTAACAAAAAAGAAAAATAAAAAGGTAAAAGGATTATGGATGCTATCAAGGTAACAAATTTCAGAAAGATTCTGGTAAAGAAGCCTTTCTTTGAACTCACGCCAAAGGGGTACATGACCCACGATGGCTATTGCAGGAACGAGGTGTCCGATAATGAAGACCCTCAGATGCCGCAAGATACATTGTACAGAGTGATTAAGACTCAGAAGGACTTCCTTCGTGAGTTCTATCCTACGTCCCACAAAATCTTCGACAAGGATCTCTACCCTGACATCTGGAGAAAGAACCCGGAAGACGGGAAATGGTATGTCCAAGAGATTCAAAGAACGGCATTTGCTTTCCAGCAAGTTATTCATACGAAGCATGTTCTCCACATGACAGGTAACGATATTCAGTTTGAGCTTGCCGGTGATCCTGAGATGAAGAAACAGGAAGAGTATATTAATCTTCTTGCCAAGTTTAAGAAGGGATGGTATATGCACGATATGGAGATTCGTCACTATGAGGCTGTAAGTTCGTACATGAAGGTTGCTGAAGCTGCTGTAGTCGGATTCTTCGATAAAAACAAGAAATTCGGTACTCGCACATTGGCTTTCGATAGAGGAGATACATTGTATCCTCAGTTCGACCCTCTTACTGGAGAACTTGTGGTTTTTGCAAGGAAATACAAGGACTACGACGAAGAAGGAAACGAAAAGACTGAGTGGGTAGAAGTGTGGGATGACAGAAAGTTCTACAGATTCAAGAAGCAGGTTAACGAAGGCGTGGTTAAGGAAACCATCAAGAGGATTGCTAAGATTTTTGGAATTGACGACTACACTTGCGTTGAAGAGAAAACGCACGGCTTTCCATTTGTTCCTGTAGCATATGTGAGAAACGACGACGGCCCATGCTGGTCTCCTGTACAGAAGAACATCGAGGACTACGAGGAAGCTTTCTCTTATCTCTGCGAGAACAACAAGGCTTACGCCTTCCCTATAATGAAGTTGAAGGGCGATGGTGACGACATTACCGTTGTTGGAGATACAAACGGATCGGCTAAGATGATTCAGATTACCGATACGAATGGTGATGCTGACTTCATTAACGGAACAGACGCTTCCGATGCATTTGCGACACAGCTCAACAAGTCGTATGACCTCATCTATGAGCTTTCGTTCACAGTAAAGCCACCGGAGCTGAAGTCGGGTGACCTTCCGGGCGTTGCCATCAAGCTGCTCTATTCTCCTGCCATCGAGGTTGCTGAGAACGATGCTAAGAAGATGCATCCGTTCCTGGATCAACTTGTTCGTATCTCAAAGTATGGTATCGGAGTTGAAGAAAACTGCATGGCCACTATGACCGGTCTTCCTATTCACGCTTGGGTGGAAATCTATGTGCATCAGAATAAATCTGAAATAATCACAAACTTAGCGACAGCTGTTCAAAACAACTTCCTCTCAAAGCAGACTGCATCTGAGCGTTGCCCAGACTTCCCTGTCAACGATGAATACGACCGTATCATGCGCGAGAAGAAGGAAGAGGACCAGCAGGACCTCCTCATGGATATTCAGCGTGCGGATAACGAAACAGAGAACGCCATCGAGGAGCAGAAAGCTACTGCGAATATTCAGAATGGAGGTAGTGGAAACATTCGTACAGGTCGTGGCGCTGGCAGACCGAACAAAAGCGGTCGAGAATACGATTCTAACAGGAACTGGGATGGTCGAGTGAATTGGGACAAAGGAGTAAAGTGATAGTATAAATATTCTAAAAATATTGCATAGATATTCATTAATTGTATAAATATGCAATATTTTTTGTATATTTGCAGTGAGGATAGGCAGGAGTAGCTACCTGTTGACAAGGGTGAAATCTCGACGCCCTTCCTCTTCTGTATTTTTCGAGATTAACTTAATTATTCGGGATATGAAATCAGAAAAAGAAATTTGGAAGCCTGTGGTTGGCTTAGAGGATCGTTATATGATTAGCTCTCTTGGAAGGGTGAAATCGTTAGCTTACGACATTGTGGATTCTATCGGCAGACACGTACACCGAAAGGAGAAGCTTATGAAAGTTAAAGTGTGCAGCAGCACCGGATACCCGCAAGTAAACTTGTGGGTTGGTGAAAAGAATAAGCCTTTTAGTATCCATAGATTGATAGCTGAGGCTTTTATCCCAAATCCTAATAATTATCCTTGCGTAAATCATATAGACGAAGACCGCTCAAATTCAGTTCTTGGCAACTTGGAATGGTGTACTTATGGGTATAATACCACATACGGATCCGCGAGAGAGAGACGAAGAGCGTCTTTAAAAGCGTTCTACGAGGATCATCCTGAACTTAAAATAACGATTAACGAAAGAGGAACTTCTTTTCGTATTTGTCAATACGAGACAAATGGCAAACTTGTCAAAGTTTGGGACGGAGGATTGTCTGAGATTGAAAAATGCTTCGGCAAGACTGGTGTCATCGAAGGCTGCATTCATCATAAATGCAATTCTGCACGCGGTTTCGTCTGGAGATACGAGGGAGATCCATTTTCTTATAATCCAAAGGCTCCCGGGCCGAGGCGAAGAGTTGCTGTTATGCAGTTTGATTTGAGTGGAAAATATATCCGCACATTTCATAGCATAAATGAAGCCGCAGATTATCTTGGTAAGAGATCGAGAAATTCCGATATAACGAATTGCTGTAAGGGAAATTGTAAAACTGCTCATGGTTATAAATGGAGGTATGCAAATGGATAATGAGTTAAAACGTTCTGTCGATTACAGCAGGAAGCGCTTGCAGGCAATCCGAAATTGTGAGGACCACATTGTAGATATTCTCTGGAAATCAACACAGAAGATAGTTACCGCAAGCAAGCGATACAGAGGTGCGGGCAGGCTCACAAACGAGTCAGCCCTGCTCTCTTATGCCAAGAATGTTACTGCTGAGGCAGAGGAGAGCATCAACAGTTACATCTCTGCTTACTCCAAGGCTTCATGCAAGATTCTAGGGATTGACAGTGAGAATATAGAATCATTTCTCGTCAGCGACATCTACGGAAAGACGACATCCGAAAGAAACGCCGTCTATCTCGGAAACTTTGCTGAAGATATTGTAAGGATGATCAAGGCAGGAACCTTGATGGGATATTCAGACCAGCAGCTCCTGTCTTCCATCCGCACAGGCTATAAAGACCCATATCACACATCAGTCATCACCAAGGCGAAGAGAAAGGACATTAACATCGATGTTCCTTCTTACGGAAAGGGCTACTACAAGAACGCCTATCAGAATATCGTAAGAAATGCTTCTCAAGTGATTGCTTTAGCGTGGGGACAGGCAGAGCAGGAGTATGGTCAGGAAAACAAGGCTATCGGGTTCTACGTCAAGAGAGGAAGCAGTTATCCGTGCGAAATCTGTCAAAATGAAGCCGACGCTGGCATCCATTCTTTCAAAGACCCATATCCACCGTTCCACGTTTCGTGTTGTTGTTACACTTTATTTGCGTTCAAGGATAATAAAAAGAAATGATATGATAAATTCTGAATTAAATTTTACTTTAGAAGAAATTCTTCCGAAGTTCCCTAAAGAATTCCAGGAGAAGATAAAGCACTCTGTAGAGCTGCTGAGAAAGGCGGAGAAGCTTGCGCTGGCATACTCGCCTAACGAAGGCTTCTATCTATCGTTCAGTTCAGGCAAGGATAGTCAGTGTCTTTATCACATTGCCAAGATTGCAGGCGTGAAGTTCAAGGCTCACATGGGGCTTACGTCCGTCGATCCACCAGAAGTAATCAAGTTTTGCCGCAAGCACTATCCGGACGTAGATATGATAAAGCCGAAAATCAGCATCTATAACCAGGCCCGTAAGGAAGGCATGCTTCCGACAAGACTGATACGATGGTGCTGTCGAGTCTATAAAGAAGGTATCGGCGCAGGCAATGTTGTTCTCATCGGAATCCGTCACGCAGAAAGCAGGCAGCGTTCGGGTAGGAGCGAGGTCGAGATTACCAACCATAAGTACAGCGGCTCTCTTGAAGGCCTTGACGAGTTCCGTGATAAAAGGAACGGTCAGAAGCGTGGCCGTCCAACCCGGTGGGGTATCCACGAGATTAACATCACCAATGCCAGCGATGAGCGTACCATCGGCTGTATCCGAGGCTACGAATCGCTCCTCATCTCTCCAATCATAGAGTGGACCGATGATGAGGTATGGCTATTCTTGAATACACTCGGCATCAAGCATTGTAAGCTGTACTACGAGGGCTATTATAGGATTGGCTGTCTGTGCTGCCCTATGCACAACTATAAGCAGAAACTCGCCGACTGCAAACGCTATCCGCATATCTATAATAGTTGGATTAAGGCCATCAAGGATATCCAGGCTAGCGGAAGGATGATAGACGAAGGATTGTCGCCGGAAGAGGTGTTCGACTATTGGATATACGGCAAGTCTATCAATGTATGGAGAGAACACCGCAGGCAGCAAACGTTGAACTTTTAAATATCAAGATTATGATTGAAGAAACAAAAGGATACACGTTATCCGTCGATACGTACAAGAAGGCGAAGGCTCTCAAGATGAAGGACCCTCGCTATTACATCTACGCCAGTCTCCGTGGCTCAGGTATGCCAATGAGGGATTGTTGGGCAATCGCCTTTCAGGGAGAAGGACTCAACTGGGAGAAATCCTTCCTCGAAAACGAGATGAACTTGCTCGAAGCCCAAGAGTCTGTCCAGAAGAGAATCGCAGAGGTACATGGCAAGAAGATTGAAAACGAGCATAGCGAAGATTTAACCCCGGAACAGCTCGCAAAGGCTACATCAAAGGAACAGATTCTCAAAGACCTCGTTATCGCCCGCTCAAAAATTAAGAATACATCTTCCAAAGAATGGGCTGACTACACAAAGATGATTGGAGACTTTGCCAAAATTAAGCAGGATGAGCTTCAGACGGAAGATACGACTTGCCATTTTTACCTCCCAATAAATTATCCAACCGGCAAGAATGACTGCTTGTTATTCAAAAATGGACTCTGTAAGGGTGGAAAATAGTTAAATTCGTGTTAAAGTAACTTTGTTTTACTAGAATTTCAGCAAAACCAAGTATCTTTGCAGCAGATTAATGTTCACAGGTTCTTTCTGCTGAGCATAATTCTAAAATTGGTTAACAAAGGGCGGTGTCTTCACAGATGCCGCCCTTACTTTTTTATATATAATGAAGTAGAAGAAAAATATAAATTCAATCATGGATACTTCTCTCCAGTGATGAGCTCAAGCGCAATTCGCACCTGATCATCAAGAAGAGAGTCGTTAAACGTAGGAAGAACGCCATATGGCGGCAGTTTCTTCGTCTCTGCGGCCTCCAAAATAAACTGGAGCGCCTGTACTAGGGAAGTGTGGTCTTGAACGACATCAAGCAATCTATCACTCATCCTTGCCTCCTTCCTTCTTAATCTGTTCTGCCATCTCAAGAATAGTCTCGGCATGCTTGTCTCGGTCGATGACCTCCTGTACGGCCTCATCGCTCTCCTTGCGAAGCTGCTCTTCAGTCTTGCCCTCGTCGGCAGCAGCGTTTCTTCTTGCAGCCTCACGAGCAATGTATTCGTCACGGAGTTTCAACTTACCTGCCGTGTATTCTGCATCGCCAGGCAACGATGTATCCGCATACATAAGCTGGGCAAATGCCTCGATGATGTTTCCATTGTCCTTGGAAAACTCGTAATGGTCTCCTACAGCAATAGGAATACATTCATCGAGTGCAGCGTACATTGATGTACCGATAGAGTATTCAATACCCCATGTGCCGGCAATGTTCGCAATCTTGATGAAAGGCAGCGAGCCTCTCTGTAAATGCTTCTTGATATCAGTAGGGATATCCTCTCTTAGTGAAGCAACTTCTTTCTTAGACAAGCTCTTGCTGAACTTCAGTACGGTGAAGTGTCTTGTCTTGATAGTCTTTCCAAATGGTAATGCCATGATAACAATATTTTAAAGTTCAACTTTTATTTCCTTATACTCGAAATCCCTGCAAGTAGGACTCTCATCCGAAGTAAAATGATTCTCGGTAGGGTGGTTACAAGCTCCATTCTTGAAGAAGAAGCAATCCTTGCAAGTGTAATCAGTCTGTTCCATGTTCCAATAATTTTATTTCGTCCTGGATATAAAACTCCGCCTTACGCAAGTCCTCGATGCGCTTCTCGGTCTTTGTTTTGTTGCCATCCACCTTATCCTTGCGCAGGAGATACTTTATAGCGTTCCCTGTATTGAAGTCAAGATGTCTGCAAATATCCAAAGGCTCAACACCGCACAAATCCTTCAACCAAGCGTAATGGGATGGGTGAGATACTTGCTCTGTCTTTTTGTTTGCAAATCCGTTTGCGAAGACGGAAACCTTCGCTAATTTATCCGCATCCACACCAATGGATTCATTTCTTTTAGTACATGATATTACACACACACCATCAGCCATGCCAATGACTTCAATGGCAAATGAGTCAAATATATTGTTAGGGTCTATAATCTCGATAAACCCAGAACTAGTAATATCTTCCAAATCAGCCTTCCTAATCTGCAAGATAGAGCCAATCTTAATATCTTCAATCTTAATCATAAGCTATTTCTTTTTACTATTCAAATAAAATGCTCTAAGAGTCATAACCTCTGATGGGTTGTGATAAAGGATAATACAGAAATCACCATGTTCTTCTGTGTGAACCTTTCGTAAACCACATTCCTTGATAAATCCATCCTCACCAATATAAGGATCAAGGATCTCGCGAACCGCACTAGTATGACTTGGTTGAACAACAATAACGCCACCAGTTTCCCGAAGTTTCTCTAGCTTCTCCCACTGAGCTTCGATATTTTCATCTCCATAGAACAAATCATAACCATAAGGTTCTGTGATTTCTCTATCAATGCCCATTCCCAAAGGAATCTCAATTACTATAATCGGCTTCATAAGCTATTTCTCCTATATTAAACCCCAAAACAAAACCAAAGTACACCAGCAACTTTCATCTCTTCTTTAGAAAGCAATTCAAAACAATCAAGGTCATATTCCTTACTGACACAAACCCTAATTGGATGTCCAAATTGTTTTTGTTTTACAGCGATTGTGTAGAATGATTCATTTGGAAAAACTGAATTTACATCCTCAACAACCGCGCACATAACCCTTCCATCTTTTCTGACTTCCGCATAACTTTCTATTTTCTGCTTTAGCTTTCCGTCAGAATTATTTAGAAAAAACTCTTTTGGCGCAAGGCAAATGTCACCAAGTTTTAATTTCTCGTTTTTATCCATAAGCTATTCCTCCTTATCTTTTAGTTCAACGAAATCTCCAATACCCAAACGAGCATTATTGATGCATGACGCAATCCAACCCATCAAGTAGGCTGAAGGCTCGTCGCCGTGTTCCATGCCAGTATGATCCTCGATGGCATCGCAGACGTGAGAAGCTTCATGGCAGCAGTAGTTCATCGACATAACATTCCGACACGGAAACGAGACAAGAACGCCGCGCCTTCTGTCGCTCTTCCTGACAGCATCGGCATACGTAACGCCGCCGTAATCACTATCGGGAGCATTGCACCCGTCAAAGCAGGAATCTATCAGCTCTTTCAAGTCTTTACCGATGTGTACCCAAAGTTTCAAAGGGTAGATTCCGTTTTCGTATTCGTAATATCCTTTCTTCTTCATATTCTCAACTATTTCTGTTTTGATACAATCTCGATAGCAGACAATAATGTCTTCTCGCTGATACCTTTTCCACTACCAACACCATCTTTCTCTATCTTCGCAATAGAACTCTTTATAGAGCATACGGCATCATTTATGCTATCTGCACTACTTATTGCATTCTCGATTGATGATTGTAGCTCGCCAAAACGCTTATCTATATAATCCTTCAACCTTTCTTCGTGCTCTATAACGGTTACAGTTTGTGAGATTTTCCCGTGCGCCCAGCACCTATCTATGCATTCGTAATAATCACCTTTTTCTTCGCTGTGCTTTTTGCCAGATACAACTCTTAGCTCAACAAAATTTTCTCCGTCCATTACTGCATAGACACCATCTCCAAATGGATATAGTTCGGCTTTTTCGAAATCCGACCTGCTTTCATTTCCTTTGTATGCGACCTTTCCTAAAACGCTAACTCTAATTTCCATATCTCAACTATTTATTATGTAATCTACCAATATGCCACTTTGAGCAAACCTTGCATAAGTAAGGATGCCAACCAAGTGCCTTCAACCTCGGAATCTGATTCAGAAACTCCCAAGCATCATCCTCTGTCTCATAAGCGACCTTCGCCTTCCATGAATGAACCTTCCTGGTCCAATGCTCCGGATCCGGCTTGAATGGCGGAACCTTGTTCGGATTGTGATGTCTTCTCATAATTAAAAAGCTGTATATCTCGTTCTACGTATATCTTCTAGCCTTTCATAAGCAGAAAGCCGTCTTTCAAGCGAAGAATCGAATTTTTTGGCTATCTGCTCGAATTTGAAAACCATTAGGTCATCCTCAGAAACCTTCCACATCTTCTTCAGCCACTCGTTATTGAGGCGCTCTGTGGTTTTTCTGATTCTGTCGCCGTAGAGGATTTCGAGCAGCAGTTCGTTTAAGCCTTCTCTGCATTCAAGATCAAGAGTAAACTCGCCACTAAAACTTGGTCCGTCAGCTTCATCTACTCCTCGAATGTAATCTTTATCGAATGGATTGGTGGCGAAATAAAAGTCTTCACATGCACCCGGAGGCAAATAATATACATCTTCCATAAGCTACAAACATTTAAATGAAACACTGTTCAACGTCCTGTTCACCGCGATCTCCCTCTCGTTACACATGGTCCTCATGCACTCCAGGGCATCCTCGCGGACAGCAGTCATAATCTCGCTCATCGAAGCGGTGGCCGGAACAATATTCCCGTCAGCCTTCTTCTTCGTGATACGGGAGATAATCTCCTTGATATATTCCTTGTCTATCATAGAAATCTGTTTTATAACCGTTAATCGTCAGGCTGAATGAAGCTCTCCGGCTGCTTGATGTCCTCCTCACCACGCAATTTATTCTTCACGTCATTGATGAGAACTTCCTGCTTCAGGTCAACCATCTGCGCACCGTACACCAGATACGTTATTCCGCCCTGTGATCTCTTCTTGAAGAAGCCGTACTTGTCGCTCATATCACGCCCGAACTTCTGAATCGTAGGGATATCCTTCTCCTCGACATCGTTGGCCTTGCAGAACTCGACGAATCTCTCGTACATCTCCTTGGCAAGCATGCACTCCGAAATCTCGCCTCTCGCCTCCTGGCTGCATCTCATATCATACGCCCTTATCCAAGCATAGATAGGATTGCTTCCGAGAAGAGAGATGAGCAACTGTCTCCTGCTGCCCTCAGCTGCCGGGAACCTGTACTTCCTGCTCCTCAGCTCCATCGCGCCACGGAATATCCAGTTGAACACTCCGCTCAGCTCCTCACGGATGATCTTGCTCGCCAGCTCCGGGTCCTGCCTCTCCTTTGGAATGGTCACGTCGAAGCTCACGTACTGCAAACGTCTGATGAATCCGAGCGACGCATCATCAGGGAACGGAAGCTCGTTGAGGTTGAAGATGAGGTAGGGGATTGAGTTTCCCTCCAGGATATCCCTGCCGAGCTTTCTCATCGGGACGGGCTCACCGCTCACGAGTCTCTTGAACATACCGGTATTCTTCCTTCCAAACTTCTTCGGGTCGGAATCGGAAGACCAGTTGAAGATGGCGTTCCTGATGGGATACCTTCCCCTCATTCCCTCGTCGCCGTCGGCAGTGAGGTCGGCGTAGTCCATCTTGCTTATCCTGTCCTTGCCGAATATGTTGCAGGCGACGTCGAAAATAACACTCTTTCCGTTGGCTCCCGTACCTATAAGGAGAAGACATAGCTCAATCTTCGATGATTCCTTCCCCTCATACGGATTGTATGCAGTACCTCTCTGTATGAGACCGAGGCCGAGGAACATCTGGAGGATCATCCTCGACGTCCTGTCCGGAAGGACCTCCTTGATGAAGTTCATCCACCTGTCACACTTTGCCTTCGGATTGTAGTCGTATGGGTGGTAGTATGTGACATGGTACTCGGGAGAGAACGGCATCACGTTCGGATACTTCAGACCGCTGCCGAAGTCAACCACTCCGTTGGCGAATGCAACGATATCGAAGGTAGGTCTCAGTATGTTGTAGCACTCTATCACCTCCATGAATGACTTGTTCATCACCGTACTGATGCCGAGCATCGGAGCCATGGCCAGGTCGAGGAGCAGAAGCTGGTAAGCCTGTTCCAAAACTATCTTCGGAACAGCTTCGTATATCTTGCCGTTGAACATGTAGTAAGCACCGTTGTAGTACTTCACCGGAGCCTTCTTCGCCAGACGTCTCATTGACCTGATGAAAGTAGACTTCAGCTTGTTGTACTTATCAGAGTTTGCCTTACCCCAGTCCTGGCAACGGAGCGCTTCGAAGCCGTACTCGTCATGCCTCAAAAGGTCTAGCAACTGAGCGTGCAATGTGTCTATAGCAATACCATTTTCCATTTATGTACAATAATAATATTAATTTTCCGTTATTGTGTAGGATAAACCCCGATAAATAGGGGCTTTCTGAAGGATAACACGTGTCAGGTCGTCCTTATAACATGTCGTCTATAAAATATCGACAATACAAAGATACAGATAATATCCTGAATATCCGGTAAAACCCTAGTAAATAAAGGGTATAAATATACATTTTAGGTATACATTAAATGAAGGATAGGTATACATTTATGGTTTGGTCTGCAAAGTAAGAGTTTATGCTATCAAATGTTAATAAATAACGGATGAATGAATATGCATAATTATCCTTTATGGTAGGAAGTAATTAAACTTTACAAAAAGGCTGAAAAATCGGAAGAAAAAATTTTTAGATGAGGTGACTACCGCGCTGATTTAGTGCTATTTAGGGGGTGTGGGGGTGTTTCTTCTGAAATTATTACACTTTGTGTCGGTTTATATAGTGTAAACCATCGTGAAACAATATTTTTGTAATTATTTCAAATTGTCGGTTTATATTTATAAAAAATTTATGTAACCCCTTAATAACCAACACTTTATAATTTTGTTTATATTCATTTTCTTGCATAATTATTCATTATCGATAAAGCGTGGAACACAAAAACTTATTACAATACACTTGACCGAAAAAATGTTACATAATAACGTACTGGTTAAATGTTAAAATATTAACATTTAGTATTTATATAGTTGCATATATAGAAGTAAAACGTAATATATTAATACTTTGCCACAAAGTGTTAAAACCCGTAACTATCTATATATCAATACGTTACAATATCTTTAAAGGTCGATTTTTAACATAAAAAATTTGCTTTTATCAATAAATTTTCGTACCTTTGTAGTACAAAAAGAAAGAGATAGGACACTATCTTATAAGTAACATTTAAACAATTTAGGTATATGAAAGAATTATCTGTAAAAGGTGCTCAAGGTTACGAGCACGCAAGTACTAAGGTTGCAAGTTATGTAACAGAGTGCAAAGGTAGCGCAGTTTTAGCGCAGAGTTTAGAGGTGCTTAATAGCTATAGAAAAAAGCTATTAAGCGAGTGTACCGATAGCGAAGTTGTAAGCGCAAAAAAGGAACTTGAAAAAGCCCGTGCAAAGTACAACAAGCTAGCAACAAATTACGTGCTTTCAGATGAAAGCTATTGCAATTTGCAAACCGAGTGCGTACGTTCTGCCGTTAGCGAGTTTTCACGAAAGCATAAATTACCTAATTTCTTTGCTTGGTTTGATAACAACAATAAGGACGTGCAAACAACTATTATTGATAGTTTGCAGCGTTTAGGTTCTAAGTTGTGTTCGTTGCACCAAGCATTTACAAGCGGTGCAAAGGTAGCAAAGAAGAAGAGTGAAAGCATAACAGACCTGCAAAAACAGATAGCAGAACTGCAAGCAAAGTTAGCAGCAGCGCAAAAGTAAGCAACACAAAACAGATAGCTAGAGAAAAATCTAGCTATCTAGTGTTTTCCCGCTGACTATCTGACTGGTAGCCAGTGGGAAATTTACACCGTACAAATTCCGTGCGGTGCGGGTCGTCGTACCCTTATTTTTCCTATCACGTTTAAGCGTACATTTGCGGGTCGGTGCCGCATAAGGGAACAAAACAGAGATTTTGGTGTTATTCCAGAGAGAGAATTTATTCTCCCTCAGGGAACTAATTGCCAAAATTCAAGAGAGCTATCCGGCAAACAAATCTGTAGTGATACAGAAAGGCGGGCGAGAAATCCCGTCGATGGTAGCGAGAGAGCACAGAGCCACCACGATACCGAATGAGATGAGGCACGTGTACAGGTAAGAAATCGTAGCTGTGCAGCGAGATAGGAATATTTCTTCTATCAGAGCGGACGATAGCTAGTGGAGAACACTAGTCACTGGGATAGGTCGTGTTACCTATAACGATGGAATAATATCCTTCGTCCCAGGGATAAAGAAATCATAATTCATATTCTATCGTGTGGCACACGTGGACGGGTTCCGAACGTGCCAGGCTTGTCAGTTGTGAGCCTTGTGGTTAAAATCACAATTCGTGTTGTAATGAGAGAATAACACACGTGAGGTATATCCGAAAGAGAAATCTCTCCCAGTGTGCGCCAGTACTCGTAGAAGCGCAACGCACCAAATTGGTGGTGCTCTGGAATCCATGAACGGGGACGGTAGCGAGGCAACGGAAATTAAAACGCTCGCAGCAGATTTTAATCAAGCGTGTGAACGTGTCGATTATTTGAAGCGAAGGTGTACGGAGTAAACATGAGAGAATGAAGACAATAAAAAAACGTGTCCGTACTTCCTATGGCTAAATCGGGGCGGGGAGAAATCTCTGCTCTACAATTACAAACCAACAAATTTAGAATTATGAGTACGATATCATTAGATTGCAGAGGAAAGAGAATGATGGAGCGGTATATTGCAGACTTACAGGCAATATACAGCCACGTAGAATTCATGAGCTACAACGGAAAAAGACTTACCGTTGCAGTTCTAGCCTAAAAATCTGTAGCCAGTACGATAATTGTCGTGTGTGGCTACGGAACAATTACCAATAAAATTAGAATTATGAAAGCAAGACAAATTATTTATTCAAGTACGATAATTGTGCTTGGATTTATTCAGGCATCGCCAATATTCATTTGCTTGGCAAGTACGATAATTCTCCTGAATGTGCTTGGAATTTTTTATGGGATTCTGCTTGTGCATATTTGGAGCAGTACGAAAAAGGGCAAGTGGTATTTCCGCGAGCTGTGGCGATCTACACTCCGCTTGGAGAATTTCATCCTGCCTGGAGTGTGAGGAATCTAGAAAGTACGATAATTGTGCTTGGAAACATTTGGCTAAATTCTGCTTGGAGAAATTCAGGCAGTACGATAATATAACCAATTAAGCAAAAGAATTATGGAAAAGAGAATCAGTAAGGGCGTGCTGTCAGCTGCGCTCATATTAGTTACAAGTTTCGTGTGTGGCATTATTGCTATCGCAGGATTTCTGCTTGGAGATTTTCAAGCAGTGTTATATTCTGCGGTTCTTGAAATGTGCGGTCTATTTATAATTGCGATAATGATAGACACAATCCAGCAGCAGATAGATGATATCTGTGAAATGTAGCCAAAACTACCGCTTGGAGATATTCGGGCGGTATCTAGTATTAACCAATTAAATTACAGAATTATGAAGAAGAATATTTTCGTGGCATTGTTTGCCGTAGTGTGTGTTGCATTGTTTGTAGTATCAATTACCCTATTCAATTGCTATAGGGCAAACGTTAGTCTAAGGAAAACCGTTATTGCTCAAGCGAACGAGATTTCGGAACTAAACGGAAGTTACACAGCAGAGGGAACTACAACGTTCGTAGGTCTCAGAAAGTAGCCAAAACAGAGAGGAGTTTCCGCTCCTCTCTTCTATTAACCAAATTATTAGAGAAATATGGATAGAATATTAAAGCAAGATTTGAGCAAGAATGAGGTTATAGACCTCTTGCGTGGAATGGACGCACAGGAAGTTGAGGGAAATTTCTCTGTACGTCGTGTCCTGATCAATACACAGGCGTGTGACGTATTCGGTGGAGAACCTGAGGACTCTTATCCTCTCATCCCCGGTACGTACATGGCATTGTATTACAAGAGTATTGCCGGAGACCCGTATCCGTTCTTTGAGAGAATATGTGAAAACATAATAAATGACGAGAACAAGAGCCAGACTCTCCTGAATGGCGATGGCATTATTCTGATTTTCCTGCTCAACAAGTACGAGTAGCCAAAAATGTGCTCAGGCATTTTCCTGGGCATACTATGTAAAACCATTAAACAAATTGGATTATGTTAGACAAGAAATCACAGAAGAATTTTGAGCGTGCGCTTATGCATGAGATGGAGAAGATCAAGATTGCTGCACGCCAGTGGCACAACAACAATACTAAGGGCTACAGAGATTTCCGTAGCAAGGAGGCTATCTCCAAGAGTTTCTCTGAGATTGCAGTATTGTGCATGAGCTGAAATGTGCGTGGCGATGTCACGCATACTATTTACCAATATTTTAGACTATGAAGAAATTAGAGAATCCTAAATTGGAAGATAGCAGAAATTATCTGCGTAACGTAATCCTGCCTAGATTGCAGGGGATGCAGCGTGATTTATTCGGTGACGATCATTTGACAATAAATGTAAGCGTCGGTCCAAATGGGGAATACGTCACAGCGTATGCCGCTATTATGAAGTGTGGCGAAATGCAGAACAACATTTTTGTACATTTGTGCGTATACGAAAGCCGTGAGGATATAGATTCTGGGTACACGAAGTTTTTGAATTTTATCGTCTTATACCAGGCATCATAGCTTTTCCGTTGATCACACAGCCTAAATTTGAGGGAGATAAAACTCCCTCTCCTACAAACCAAAAATGTAGAATTATGAGCAAATGGGTACAATTCTATCACAAGATTAATAAGTTTGACCTTGTGAACATGAGATTCACCGATGAGGTGAGCGTTGTGGAAATGGTGGGCATGGATTCTGTCATGCCTATCGACGGCAGATTGAGTCTGTCATCCATACGTGCTGAGATACAGAAGAAAATCGAGAGCATGAAGAAAATCGAGAGTTTCGACCCTTGTGCGTTCTCCATCCTCACAGGTCCTACGATTCTGTGTGCTTCAGAAAGTCCGGTGTACAATCTCTAGCCAGAACTGGGCAGTACGATAATGTGCTGCCTGCTATTAACCAAAACAGAATATATTATGACAACAGAAGAAAAGACTCTGCTAGAGAAGCTTGTAGAGAAGTATTTGAAAGAAGACGCGTACAAACCACGAGGATGGGGAGAGAGAGCCGCAATGGATTTCCACAGTGCCTTAAATTGTGAGTGGCTTCAAACGTACAGCTTTAGACCAGACCCGGCGTAGTTATTTGCTACGCCTCCAATTATTAACCAATAAAATTCAGAATTATGACAGACGGAGACAGAAAGTTCCTTGCAAGACTCGTAGCGAGTCACAAGGCAGTTATCAGCGAGGAGTGCAGACGCAAGAATCTCGACAAGAGCGAGTATTTCAGACGCGTAGCGCGTGCAGACAAGAAAGCTCAGGAGATTGAGCAATCGTGCATGCGCCCTCGCAAGTTCTAGCCAAACATTCTGTGCAGTCTATCTGCACAGAAACCATGTTAAACCATCAAAATTAAAGAATTATGGAGAAAATGACACAGAAAGAGTTGAAAAGACTCGTTAGAGTAGGAGCTGCCAAGGATGTAACAGACAGCTCAAGTCGTAACGATATCCCTGAAAGATATAGCCAAGTAGGCTACTCTTCTGGAATATACGGATGCAACGGAATGTTGCTTCGTGGCGAGAGCGGTCAGCTGTATGCTGTCTGTGCAAGAACTACGGCTATCTGGGTTTTCTAGTCAAAAACACGGGTAAGTGTTGGTGCGCTTACTCGTTTCTATCATCAACCAAAATACAGAAATATGAATATACAGAAAGTATGGGATGCGTTTATCAAGGAAAATGATAATCCATCATTCGTAAAGATGGCATATGCCGTAGTAGAGCAGCTTGGCGGTGTTAATGAAGACACACTGCTTAATTCTCTCGATAGTTGCAGAAATGCAAATGACGGGTACACTGGATTCTGTTATCCTTATCAGACAAGCAAGTTCTGGAACGAGAACAAGAGTGCTATCATGGAGAATATGCACGAGCTTGCCGATGATTTGGGAGAAGACCTTATCACGATGATTAAGGGCTTCGGGAATTTCAAGGACGACAAATCTGTCACCTATGATGCTATCGGCAAGGCTCTGTATGCTCCTTTTAACGAGGGCGAGAGCAGATACATCTACGACACATTTGCAAAGTATGCACTGGAAGAGGTTGCGAACCGATTCCAGGACTGGTGGTACGATCAGGACGAAAGTGAGTTCGATTAGCCGAACCAATCCTCACTCTCACGGGTGGGGATTTCTATTAACCAAAGATTACAGAATTATGAGTGATTTAGAGAAAATCCTGAATGACGATTTGCTGAAGTGTGAAATCGTGAATTCAGCAGAGAACGAGGTAAGGCGTGTTGATCTCATCAAATGGATGCACGACAATACATTTTCCATTGCCATAGTACACAAGGATACAGGCAAACTTGAAGTGTCTGACATTCCAGAAACAGACGAGTTTGAAGCGCACAGATATTTCTACAGAAATTATGGAGACGCTATCTTGTTTGGCTAAAACTCCCCACATCATCGTGGGGAACAATTATGAACCATTAAACAGATGAATTATGGAAAAGAATATTGTAGAAGTTGTTATGAACAACAAGGGTGAAGTTGTCGAGAAAGTAGCCGATTATATCGGTGTTGCAAGTTTTGCCAAGACAATCGAAGGCCTCTATCGCGAATGCCTGGAGAATTTCGATGACGCAGAAGACATGGAAGAATACATTGCCGATTTGTACGGAAAGAATATCCAGTCTATGGCGATGGAGTTTACTCTTGAGGCAAACAAGGAGATGAAGAAATATCTCCATCTTCCTGACCAGCACATGAATGGTAATTTTGCTGATTTGTCTATGGATTATCCTAAGCACGTTACAGGTGTTTGGTGGGCATCAGACTACGACGGCGACGATTACTACGATTTGTATCCTCAGATGGTAGCCAGACTTGATGCCGCAGAGGACAGCGAACAGGCTAACGAGGATAGAGCATATCTTGAAGAGTGGTATTTCGAAGCCTTCGGTACATACAACATCAAGTACAATTTCTCGAATGAGCTTGAAGAGGTTCACTCCATGATGGAGGAAGATTATGAGTTAGCCTAACAATATCCCCTAGCATGGGGGTATTCAATGTTAAACCATTTAAATGATTAGATTATGGAATTTAGAAAAGGAATTATCTACGCAGGACTTGTTCCCGTAGTAGGCGGCATGATGTGGGTTTCAATAACGCCAGACGCTTCAGATTCGGTTCATTTCTGGAAGAAGAAACAGTGTGAATCGTATATCCGCAAGAATTTCTCGGGAGAAGAGAAGAAATATCTCCTCTCTCAGCTGAAAGAAGAGAAAAGAAGAGCTAAGATATACTCATGGGCAAGACTTTAAAACATACGATCATGAAGCAGGTAATAGTAAGACTCAAGGGAGATTTCTACAGCATGAATACATATTGTAGTACTCTGAAGGAATTTTTAGAAAAGAGAAACCTGAAACGCTCTGATGTTGCAGAGTGGTGGAAGGAGTAGCCTAACAAGGGGAGCTTGCATGCTCCTCTTCTATTAACCAAATTACAAAGAATTATGAAATTGAAACTTTATCACGACACAAGAAATAAGTTCCGTTTCTGTGTGGACGCATGGACCATTTACGTTCCTTACCCGAAGTGGTTACGTAAAGAGCGTTATGACGCAAAAGGAATTTACCTAGGTTGTTCTCCTACGGAGTATGGGATGATCAGGTGTTGCTGGTGCGAGGACGAAATTACGATTACACGTAATCGACCTTATCTCGGCAAGCGCATTGACCCAAAGACAACATCGAAGGCTTTCCAGAAGATTTTCTATAAATTGGAGAAACTTTGGAACGAGGCAATCACCAAGAATACGGATGAAGCGTGGAAAGCATGGAACGAAGCCTAAAATTGGTAGCCATTTGGCTACCTGCCATTAACTAAATAAAGAGAATTATGACGAAAGAAGCAAAAAATGTATTCGATAAGTTTTTCAAGATCCATCGTGACAACGTTGCAGGTAAGACTATCTGCTTTATCTCACGTGGAGAGTGGTCTGATCCTCAGATTGCGTACAAGGGCTATCTTCTTAATTACTGGGATGTATTAGAGCTGGCGTGTCCTGAAGATGCGCCGGAAGATTACGAGCCAGATGAAACAGAATGGTATGACGCTTGTGTGGATTCTCTATTCGGCTACACAGATTGTGGCTTAGAGCCTGATAAGTTTGAGCCATCAGACGCTATGAGCGTGACAGGTATCATTAATATCAAGAAGCCTTAAAAACGGAGGGAGCAATCCCTCTGACATTATTAACCAAATTATTAAAGATTATGAAGAGATATTACGTATCAGTCACAGAGACTTTAAACAAGGTAGTCAGCGTTGATGCTGAGAGTGAGAAAGAGGCAGTACAGAAGGTACAGGATGCCTATAACAATAGTGAAATCATTCTCGATTCCGACAATTTCTGCGGAGAAACAGTAGAGGCAGAAGATGATCAGGGATTCTACATCGATTATGAGAAAAACTACGGCGAGACTTATCAGCACATCGATTAGCCAAACGGGGAGAGTAATCTCCCTACCAATAACCAAAAATATTAGAGATATGAAGAAAATCAAAGTAGGAACGAGGGTATACTGCGACATACATTCCCAATCAAAGGAACACGTTGTTACTCACGTTTCAGAGAAAAGAGGATTCGCGGGAATTGATAATGAATACTGGTGGCCTATAGACCAGTGCTTCCCCTGCGATGAAATAACATTACCTAAAAAGCGCAGCTAAGGACTGCGCACAATAACCAAAACACAAGAATTATGAATGAAGACAGAATCCTAGAAATGTTCTTTGAGAAAGCCAGATGGCAGTATGCTATTGAGAAAGGCTTATTCAAGGACATGAACAAAGCAGTAATGTATCAGCTGACGACACCGGAGGCTCGTCTGGCTATGTATCAGAGGATCAAGAGCGGCAATTACAAGATAATGCCGCCTCATACGGCAAAGATTCCTAAAGACAACGGAGATTTCCGTACTGTCTATGTGAATGAGCCTGTAGATAGAATCCTTTTGAGTATAGCAAACGACCTCCTGTTCGAGCTGATGCCAGAGATGGTGCATCCACGCTGTACGTCATACCAAAAGGGTATCGGCTGCGGTCGTGTGGTGCAAGATGTGTCTCGGATAATATACTCAGCAGATGGTAAAATCATCGGATGGAAAGGTGACTTCTCTAAGTACTTTGATTCTGTGCCAATTCGGTTCATCGACTGGGCATTCGACAAGGTAGAGGAGAAGTACGGAAAGTCTGCGCTGATAGATGTCATTCGTGACTACTATCACACAGATATCTATTTCGATGAGGACAACAACCTCTGTGAGAAGTATCAGTCCCTCAAGCAGGGATGTTCTGTTGCAGCATGGCTGGCTGATGTCATTCTCTATCATCTTGACGACAAGCTATCTAAGCTTAACGGATATTACGTCCGCTATTCTGATGATACGCTGTTTGTCGGTGAAGACTATGAGAAAGCCATGGATATCATGAAGAGCGAGCTGGAGATGATGCAGATGACGCTTAACCCGAAGAAGGTTGAGTATCTTGATGCTAATCACTGGTTCAAGTTCCTCGGATATTCCATCAAGGGTCACAATATATCTCTGTCGTCCACACGAATCAAGACCTTCCAGAAGGAGATTGAGAAGAGGACGATAAAGAAACGTGACACCACGATGACGAAAGCCATCAATTCAGTCAACAGGTATCTCTACAAGGGGTACTGCGATTATTCCTGGGCCACTCAGGTTCTTCCGGTCATAAACGTGAAAGAGGACATCGACAAGCTCAACACCTTCGTCATGGACTGCATCCGTGCGGTCAAAACAGGCAAGAGAAAAGTCGGTGGTCTCGGATACGTGAAGACTCAGGCTGTAGGTTGCATAGGCCGAGGTCGTGGAAGGAACGTGAAAGCCAACAGGAGTAAGACAGAGAGCGAAATCAAGGGGTATCTATCGATAGGTTGTGCTCAGAATGCCTTGCGAACGAGCAGGGCAGCGTACAACACATTGGTAAATACCCTGTAGATGAGCATCCTGGCGCAAGGATTTTGCCGGAATGAAGATACAAGGTTTTAAATATCCCGGTTGCGGAGTACATGGACCTATCTCTTAATAAGAGATGGTCCTACGCTCGTCCTAAACCGGACATTATCGAACTTATAAAGCTATGCGCAGTATCTTCTGACCGGCAGACTCTGTAACCGAGCACACGGACGTGGGAGAAGGACGGATAGATTCAGGCAACGCCTCTATAACATCATCTGAACATCCGACAATGCATGGATGTTCATATAACCGCACAAGGCGTAGCTCATCAACGAAGTACAGAAATGTGACATTCCGTATGACCACCACCGGTGGCGCACACCACTAATCCCTGACGGATGGCTGAAGTTTATGCAACAGGTCTCTTAACCAGAGTAGTTGATCCTGGACGTCGTCGTATACTACTTACGACGTCCTGGATCACCTATTCTGGCGAATCCTGTGTCAAATCAGAAACATAAAGTATTGTGCCGAGCCATCGGTCATGGAATTACCCTAGCACGAGGGTAGTCTTCAGAGGAGAGTGAATTTATGAGTGTTGTTTCCATGCCGCCGGCCTCCCCGGAACACTATCCGGGTACTCCGGCGGCTTACAACAGCCCTCGAATCAAGCTGCTATAGCTACGTGCCACGCTCTCAGATGAAGACAACGTTATTGCCAAACGAGGTACACAAGGAGGTTGCGTATTTATACCCGCTGGGTAAATAACGCGGGGAGTCATCCTTAGAGCAACGATGCTCCCCGCGTAAACCCAGCTGGTTCCAATCATCAGCCTGTAGCAAGACAACAGACCTATGAGTGTACCTGCAAACAACCATGTGAATTGCATCACGACTTATCAAGAGTATGAGGTTTAATATCACGTGAGTGGTATACCTGCGCCTGCCGTTATCACCGCAGGCGCAGGTATCCAAACACGGGATCGAATCAAGAACATATATCCATGCAACATAATACATGAGATAAGTCATGCGCATTGCAGCGATGTCTGGCAAGTTCTGAGAGTTCATCGAGCGTTTCATTGATTCTGAAGCCAAGGATGTGGAAGCGTACGCTTCCTGATGTTGGCTTCATAACAATGCCACTCCCTTAATCAAAAACTTAAAGCAATGCAACGTATCAGGTTGAGTCAGACTAGGTTATTGCGAGCCGAATGGTGCGCAAGGAGAATAGATTGTATAATACTGTTTTAATCATCCTGAGCATCCAGGTGATTACCTGGATCCGTCAGGACTCAAATACAGTATCAATCAAGACCTTATAGTTACGCAACAGATTCTCTGAGCGCACTCCTATTAACCAATATTTCAGAATTATGAATAGCAAATTACTAAAGAAGCTTGAGGAAATCAAGAAAGAGTACGAAACGTCAGAAGTTTGCATGGGCGAGATGCTTGATTCAGTAAGCGCAGACGGATTCTCTATCGAGGATGCTCACTGGTTGTATATGCGTGCAATGGAGTGGGCGAACGGAGATAAATTCTATATCCACATCGGAGAAGACGAAGATGTACTGAGTAAGGATGAACTAGAAGAAGCCAATTTGATAGTGCTAGAATAAGCACTATCCCTATTAACCAATACAATAGAATTATGACATACGACGAGATTATCAATGCAGTTGAGAATGGTGCTAAGTTCACCATCAACTTCCAGAAGAGAACATGTAGGGTGAATGGTAAGATAGTGATGTCCGAGGAAGATAAGCCGAAAGATACACCTTACCTGACACATGCAGTAGTCCTGTTCGCTATAGAGCAGAGATACAAGGCATACAAGCATTCTGTGCCTTCAGAGCGTTCTGAATCCCATCGCCGGTACTATTTCAAGGCTTTGCCAGAGAAAGAGCTCTCGGACGAAGATATGATGTACGGGGAGCGAAGGGAGGTAGCTAGATGTAAGCTGGAGCTATACATACTGATTCAGCTTCTAAGAGGCAACCTTGCATGGGAGAACAGATGGGGAAGATGGTTCTGGAAGTCAGGAAATGACAGGGACCTGATTATCCTCAGAGACTGGGTTGAGCCAAACAAGGGTGGGGCGTAAGCCTCATCCACTAGAGTTAAATAAATTTTTAGTAACCAATTTAAAATAATTAGAATTATGAAGCAGATTGTAACAATCACTGGTGAGAACTTGAACATCGTAACTAACAATGTAGAGGCTACAGCAGCTACCGGTAAGAAGACCAAGGCGCAGATGCGACTCGAAGCTCTTAAGGCAGCAGGTGTTGATACTAGTAAATATTTCCCTCTCGGTGACGACCAGCTTATCAAAATCGAAAATGGCGCAGCAGTTCCTGTAGACATGGACGATGCGACAATCGATGCGGTAGGCAAGCAGATTGTCGAGGGTGGATACGTAAGTAACTGGAAGCTGTTCCGTCGTTGGGTTATGTCTCAAATGTTTCACATGTTGCGAGACATGGATAAGAACGGAAGAACATTCAACGAGGTGTTGCAGTACAAGGGCTACGAGTATCAGTGGCGCATGTTGGAGAACGAGCTGTATGCTCAGATGAAGATGTGTGACCACAAGGACTACGAGAACGTCAAGGCGAGAAATCGTTGGTTCAACGGAGTTGTAGCACACGACATGGCTATTGACTACATCAGCAAGCTCCGCAGCTATATCGACGACAAGTGCATCTACACTACCAAGAAAGACAAGTACGGAAACGTGAAGAAGACTTACAAGCATACCTGCAAGGGCAATCCTTATATCCGTCTTCAGAACGAGGACATCTTTGTCGCTGACTTGGAGAGAAAGGTATACACTCCTCTCCGTGACCTTGCCAACAAGATGGGTGCTGTACCGACCTACAAGGAGCTCTACGATGCAGTTCGCGAGTTCAACAAGAACCGCAAGCATCTCGCATGGGATACCAAGCAGGCTGATGCGTTCATTACTGCCTACAAGGGTTCAGGTTCCTACTACACGATGAGAAACCTCATCATGTTCCACGGAGCAAGATTCCTGAAGAACGGCCGCAAGATGTCAGAGACCAACTCATTGAAGGAGCTTGAGTCTAAAGCAAAGCTCTACGACGAAGAGGGTTGGAGAATGCTCGGTGTTCTCAAGCAGCTTATCAAGGACTCTGGCATTAACATCCAGGGCAAGATTCTTGAGTGGAAGAAAGCCAAGAGCGAGAACAAGTAATCATCAGTAAGACGTAAGGTTCGCCGCCTAAAGCATGGTGGCTCGGCAGCTTGTGTTTACAAGAGCTTCTGCAACGAAGGATCTCCTCCAGTGCATTCACTGGAGGTAATCCTTCGAGCTAAAGCTCTCTAGATCGAACTTATAGAGTAAGGCGCCAGCCGGGAGCCATGCTAGCCAAAAGTCGGTTACTGATTCGGTAACCGATTCAATGTTTAACCAATAAAATGAGGAATTATGAAGGAAATAAAGAAGATAATCTATGTAGACAAGCTTACCCCTGCACCCCTTGACAACAAGAATGTCATGCTGGACTGGTGGGAAGAGAATATGTTCGACGACGGAAGCTACGCATTCTCAGGTAATACGTATCTAGGATTCATTGCAGGAGTTCCAGTAATGGCTACCGTCAAGGACAATATTGTCGAGCTTAAATGCATCCCGCAGCCCTACAGAAGCACGGACAAGCTTGATGATTTCGGAAATGCAGTCATAAAAAACTTGACTGAAGACGAATGTCACCTAACGACCTACATGGTTCCGGCGTACAAGCAGTACATAGATGACGAGCGTGAGGGAGACGCAAAGCTATTAATATCGTTCTCCATCTACGAAGACGAAGCGACGATTTCATTCCATTGGAACGTACCGGAAGATTAGCCAAACAGGTCAGCCAATATCGGCTGACTACTCATATCATAACTAAATTTTGTTTAAATGGTTCAAGCCGGTCTGTCGTGAGACACGCCGGTTTTTTGTTCCCCAAGTTTAACCAATCAAATTAGAATTATGAGTAGAAATTACTGGACATTAGGTAAGGAAGGAATGAAGACTCGTCTGTCAAAGGCACAGGCAGCTTATGAGAACGCAGTAGAGAACGTCAGCGACTTGCATGTCAAGATCAGTGATGGCAACAACAAGTTGGGAGCTATCCCATCCGTTTCGCTTATCCCGGTCATGGATTGCGGTAATTGTGCAATCTGTGCGAAGAGCTGCTACGACCTCCGCAACGACTTCATCTATAAAGAGGTTATCAAGACGAGAGCAGTAAACTCCGCAATCTACCACGAGGATCCTGAGCGATACTTCAAGGAGATTGACGGATATCTTGACTACAGATTCCCTCGTGCGTTCCGATTCCATATCGGTGGTGACATCCAGGATAAATGGTATCTTGACAAGATGTGCGAGATTGCTCGCAAGCATAAGGATACCAAGTTCCTGGCGTTCACCAAGATGTTCGATGTGTGTAACGAGTACCTTGATGAGGGCAACGTCATTCCAGAGAACATGCACATCCTATTCAGCGGATGGCTTGGTCTCAAGATGGATAACCGCCACGGATTCCCGGAGGCTCATCCTATCTTCGAGAGCGGAACGTCTGCTCCGGAAGGGACACGTCTGTGTACCGGAAACTGCACAGAGTGTCTGAAGGAAGATAGGTTGGGTCTATCGGGAAAGGACAGGCGGTAGGATTCCTCGCACACTAGCCAAAATCCTCGTCGAAATGACGGGGTACTATGTCTAACCAATTAAAATTTTGTGAATTATGGCAACAGCAAGAAGAGGTACAAGAATGCTCAAAGCTTCCGACATTATGAAGAGAAAGGGCATTGTCCAGAAACAGATGGACATGAATAAGTTCAACGAGGTTGTAGAGAATTTCTTTATGGCGCACGAGCCTAAGGATACGATTCTCCTTACGCCGAAGAGATTCATAGAGATGGATAACCCGCCAGAGGGGGACTTCATCGACTATCTCGATGTAAGCGTGTGGAAGGAGAGAAGCGAAGACCCAAATGACCCGTTCGACTTCATCGACTATCAGTACATGAAGAAGAACGGTATGCTTCGTCCTATCCTTATGGTGAACGAGCCATTCATCGGCAATGCTGCCGGGTGGCTGAGAGATTTTTGCGGATTCACTGTGAAGAGCAGAACACGAAAGAAGAAGAAGGAATATATCGTGTCTCTGCCGGTGTAAAGCCAAACAATGCGTGGAACATTATTGTTTCACGCTCCCAGTATTAACCAATTAAAATTAAAGATATGAATGATTTTTTTAAATTAGCTGAGGAATTAGGCTGGAGTTATAATGTTGACGATACACCTAACGAAAGAGGTGAGGTTTGCGTCGAGTTAGAGAAGTATTCACCACAAGACCAAGATTTCATTGTTTCTATCTGGTTCGAGACGGACAACGAGTGCGACTTCGCCGACAAGCTGGAGGAGTACTGGAGAGGCTTTGACCCAAGCGAGGAGGCTATTAACTGGGTTGGGCCAGATGGACACGGAACAAATGGCGCCCCACACGACCTACAAGACATTATCAACGACATGGTTGACTGCAAGGAGATGCTGAGGGAGTTAGTCGTGAAATGCCACAACCAAGCCTACCCGAGCAAGAAGTTCGACAACTACGACAACGGACTTACTTGCAGCTTTGACTGCTATAATTCCACTGACGATGAGATGCAGGCTATTCGTAACATCCTTGCATCTTTGGAGAATGCGAGGACCTACGCATCCGGTCTCTACAACAATCCTAACAGATGGGAGTTGGATGAGATGCTTGGTCGATTCAAAAATATTGTCCGAGATAAGCTAGAGAGCGGATTCACGAACAGAGTTTAGCTAAACAAAACCGTTACATATCGTAGCGGTTTCTATAAACCAAAATATTAAGATTATGAAGAGAAAAGTATTGAAAGACAAGATTGATGAGTTGCGTTCAACAGCAAAGATGGAACTTGCATGCACCATCCGTGAGATAATGAGAGAGCACAATGTGCTGAAGAAAGAACTTGGCTGGCCTGTAGTTGTCAACAATAGCAGTCTTGTAGATATTGTAGAGGTAGGTAGTGGTGATACCGACATCCCGGTTTTCACCATAAGTGTCGGTGCCGGCTATTATAAAGAACATCACAAAGTGAGCGCATTGGACGATTGCGTATCGGTCGAGCTACTCGCTGATATTGCGACCGGGCTGAATAACGAACTGAGTGGATACGTCAGCACTTATGTGGCAAAGTACAGATTCATCTATGACGACGGAACTACGGCCGACATGGATGAGCCTTATGTATTCCTTGCAGAATCAGAAAGAGATGCCAAAGATAAGGCAGATGACTATGCAGAGGTATGGAATGACTGGAATGAAGATACGATAGAACTCGTATCAGTCGAGAAGCAGACTGCTTCGGAAGGTTAAATTAGCGTTAAAAACGGCAAAGACGATGGTTTATATTATAAACTTTTCGTATCTTTGCCACTAGTAACCAAAATATTAGAATTATGACAGAAGAAATAAGAATCAAGACAAGAGATTGGGAGAGACTTCTGAGCTACACTCAGCAGCAGAAGTACAAGCTCGCTATCAAGCAGGGCTGGTTCGCCGACTATCACGACAACTCGTGGAGGCACAACACCTTCTACGGAGCTTATATCTGGAAGTATCCGAAGCTTATTAAGGTTGTAAGAATGTTCGAAGAGATGCTAGGACATAAGCCATTATGGGAAGACATCACCGACGACAATCTGCGCGACCTCTTTGAGAAGATCCAGGAGAACTACGCTCCTAACTCGGCAAGAACCGTATGTGCAACCATCAAGGCTGTGATACGTGAGAACGATGCTACCAGGGAAATTCCTAGTCCTACATTCGGCAGAATACTTAGAGCGAAGGCTGTACCGGTCCAGTCTGTATATCTCTCTGATGAGGAGATAAACAGGATCATCAAGTACAACCCTCACGGAAAAACAAAAAGATATGTTCAGAGAATGTTTATCATGGAATGTCTCTGTGGTGCACGTTACAGCGACTGCCAGAGAATGACGGAAGAGAACATAGATGATACCGGACACTTCCTCGTCTATGTTACTCAGAAGACAAAGACCGAGGTAAGGGTTCCACTTCACAAGAAGCTCCGTAAGTTCCTCGTATGCGGTACTGGTGACGATCCTCTTCCTGGTGAGATAGGTGAAAGAACGTTCAATAGAGCACTCCGCGATATCTGTCGTGACTGCGGAATAGATACGAATACAAAGGTGTTCAAAGCAGGAAAGGAAGAGACTGGAAAGAAGTATCGGTTCGTATCATCCCATACCGGCAGACGCTCGTTCGCAACGAATCTCTCAAAGAAGGGAGTGCCTCTTGAGCAGATTGCCGTCATGATGGGGCATACCAGCAACGGCATGCCTAATATACAGATGACACAGCGCTACATTGTCGGTAAGACCGAGATTGACAGCAATACACTGAGATTGTTCGGCGTCTATGAAGAAGACCTCGATAACGGTCTAGGTGAGGATTAAGCTAAAACTGGAGGTGGTTAGCTGCCATCTCCTGCCATTGTTTAACCAATTAAAATAATGAATATGGTAGAAGATTATACAGTAGAAGAGTTGAATAAACTCATCAATGAGTGTCGGAAGAAGTACGAAAAGCTAGAAAAGGAGACCGTTATGAAGGCTCTGACTGGCGAGATTGGTACGAACTCCGCAATGGTGGAGGAGTTGGAGATTCTCAACATCCACTATCACGATGAAATGGATGAGTACGATATCACTGCACCTGACCTGAATCCAGATCTTATCGAGAACTTCAAGAGGGCAGAGCGTGATGGCAAGAACGTCATCTTCGAGGCACAGGAATATCTTAAGATCCTGGGAATGTGCGAAGAAATGTTCAACCAGAAGCTATGGGTCAACGAAGATGGTCACATATGCGATGAAGAAGGTAATAGACTTTCCGCCGACAGAGAGCATCGTGTTTTCGAAGTTGTTAAGTGCGGAAAATAAGATATTTCTAGTTTTTCATAGCTAGATTGTTTAAATGATTGTCCTCTCTTGCCCGTGAGGGTAGGAGGGGATTTTTTAAAACGGCCCCGATTAGCCAAAAATAGGGAGCTTCGGCTCCTGCAATTAATAACCAAGCCCTACGCAACACGGTCAAGCGAATTTATATGAGTGAAAAGCTAGTAGTAAAGATTCTCATGATAGCCGGAAATATTGCCGCTGTCGTGTCTGCGTTGGTTGTCCTCTACAATCTAGGCGCAGCAATATTTGACTCGGACCTCAAAGCTTATGCCGCAATAGATAGAATCCCAATCGGCATTGCTTCCTTTCTATCATCCGTCGTACTCATCGGTTTTGCGTATATCGTGAAACACGTGTGCGAAGCCAAGGATTAATTCATACAAATAGCCGCTTATCACTTAACAGATAGGCGGCTATTTTATTAAGATAACCACCGAAAAAGCAACGAAAATCACACTTTTTTCTTAAACTACGTTAATTGTAAATATTCTGTACTTTAATGAATATTACAATCAGCTGTTTTTACTTCGCTTGAAACATTTAGCTATACCAGTATCTTTAAAACGTTTGTCCTCACTTTTTACTTTAATAAGTCCGGTTTATGGCATAAACTAAACTATTGCACGGAATAGAAAGATATTGTACCTTTGCAATGCAAGTGAAAGGTGTAGAGGCTGAGTAGTAAGCACGAAAGGATTCACAAACGCTATTCGGATTGGCAACCGTATGAGCGATCACATATGCCAAAATATAACTCCGATGGACTAACCTCTACCTCTGGTCCATTGGAGTTTTTAATTTTAAATGAGGTAATGAAAAATATCAGAATAGGAATTAAGCAGGCACAGATTGCACTGAGCGATGACAATCGTTTGGCGGCGTTTTGCTTTGCCCTTAAGATAAAGTTCCTGTTCCGTTCTTCAGACCTTCATTTTGGAACAACAAACCAGGCAGCGAATGCTCTTGGTTTCAATAAGAAAGATTTCAAGCGATACCTGGATTCAGCTATTGAGTTCGGTTATTGCCGTATAGATACGAACAAGTTCGGTGTGAGAAGAATCATAGCGAACAAGATTCACGAGAGTTACAATTATAGCTACAAGACAAGAAGAGGGGAAATAAGCAAACTCAGCCTACCGAACCTTAAGGGTCTTGTGCGCAAGGTTGTCGTGAGTAACAAGATTAATATTATCGAAGAAGTCATCAATACGCATGGTAGAGCTGTTAACGGGCACTCGATTAAAAGTGTACGCAACGCCCGAAAGATGGAAGCTCGTATGTTGAAGAAACCATTCGATGAGAAGTACACCGGAAGTTACTCAAACGCCAAGATGGCACAAGACATTAACGGTACGTTGTATCAGGCGAGAAAAGCCGTCAAGTCTCTCGTTAAGTCTGGAGCAGTACAAAAGATAATCCAATGCACGGAGGCGAACGTTGATGCGTGCTTGTGTACAAACAATCAGAGTTTCCGCGCAGCAGACGGAACGCTCATTGTCATCTCTGCAAAATACAGGAAAGGACAACTTAGATGCGCCAACAAATACAAGACTCTCAAGAGTCAGATTTCGAAGGCAAAAAGCGGTTCTGATCAGAAGAAAATCGAGAGAAAAATGATAATGGGTAAAAAGTAACATATAATAATAGTAGTGGCAGAGGGAGACTTCGAGGGGAGCGGACCTGAGCCTTTTCAAAAAGAATATTAATGTCATAAATTGTAGAGATTATGAAAAAAGATATTGTTAGAGATACTCCATCATTGGAGGAGTTTTGTGATTACATAGAGAGGAAGGGCTATGATATCGACCCATTTTCTCTCTATAAAGAGTTCGAGACTAGAGACTGGACTACCTCAAAAGGTGTCCGTACTAAGTCGTGGACAGCATTGGTTGATGCTAGAAATAGTGTCGTGAGCCAGAGACGAAAGAACGACCAGGCGGTCCTCCTAGGTATTCCAAAGCAAAGAAAGCGGGAAAGTAAACAAAAATACCAAAGAAGGGTAGCTAATGCTAGGACAAAAGCTGTAAAAATGAACTACGACGAGTTCTTGCAGGATTCTCGCTGGTTCGCATTCAGACAGTTTGTTTTTGCTGTTCGTGGACACAAGTGTGAGGTTTGCGGTTCTACGGAGCGATTGCAGGTTCACCACGTAGGCTACAAGAAAGGTTTGCTCCCATGGGAATATACCTGCAACGATGTTAAGGTGCTTTGCCGTAATTGTCACGCAAGAGTTCATGGTAAGTACGAAGTATAAAAGTAAAAAACAAGAAATAACATGGCAAGAATAACAAGAAACAAAGCTGCCGAGATACTGGGAGTATCAAGACAGACCATCAGTAACTACATCAAGGAAGGCATCCTTGGAAGCTACGTAGGCGAACACGGCATCCTGTATGTCAACAGCGAGGATATCGAGAAGTATGCTCAGAAATACAAGATGATTGCAGCAAACGAGAAGATGATTGACGAGAAGCTCAAGGAAGTCGAGTATCGCAAGCGCGCAATCAACGTCGAGCTCACTGAACTGAGAGACAGAGCTACCGCAAACGGCAAGCTGGCTGCAAACGCCGTAGGCATGCTGTTCGGTGTAATCAACACAATGTCGCATCTTGGTGTATTACCGAATCTGGCCTATCGTGAGTCCAGTCTTCTGAAGGACATCATTAACGGAATGACCTATGACGAGCTTTCGGTCAAGTACGGCGTGTCTGCAACGAGAATCAGGCAGATTGCAGAAAAGACTTGCAATAAACTCACCTATAACGAGGATATTGTAATTGCTGAACTCTCAACGAACAGAACCTTGCAGTATGAGGTTGAGCGCCTGAAGAAGGTAATCAAGTCGCTACAGGTAAGCTTCGACGAATACCGGCGCGCGAAAGGAGACAAGCCTGTAAGTAGCGCTGTACTTCCTCCGCTGATCCTTTCTAGGGATATAAAGGACTGTGGCTTCTCTGTCCGCATTCTGAATGCGCTCAAAGGCTTCGACGTATATACCGTAGGCGACTTGGTTCGTAATCTACGCGGAAGGTCAGAGCTTATGAAGCTCAGGAATCTCGGCAATAAGAGCGTCTATTCCATCCTTGACTTCGTTGAGGAAAATAATCTTGACTTCAAGGAGAACGGAGAGTCTGAGGAAGACTTCTATGTCAGGTTAAATAACAAGTTGTCAAACCAATAAATACATTAAAGTTATGAATAAGAAACTAAGATTGCTGGTGACTGCAAAGTGTCACAACAAGTGTCCGATGTGCTGCAACAACCAGTTCGACTTCGAGAAGATTCCGGTAGTTGACAGATTGGACTATGATGAGATTAGTATCACTGGTGGAGAACCTTTGTTGTCTGGATGTGGTTATAAGACTCTTGAACTAGTTGATAGTATTAAAAATATACAGCAAGCTATGGGCTTGCCAGAATCGAAGTTCTATCTTTACACTTCATATTTCGGCAGAGCAACCCTCAAAATTTGCAGCTATAACTTTGATGGAATCTGCCTTACCCCTCACAAGAAGGCGGATATTGACAAGTTCATTGATATTAATGCCATGATGCTTAAGCTGAAGAGGTTAAATGATACTCGTAACAAATTCAATCCCGACTGTTCACTTCGCCTCAACCTCTTTGCAGACATGAAGGCTCTTCTCCCTAAGGACATCGACCTGTCTATGTGGAAAGTGAAGGACATGGAGTGGGTGAAGGATTGCCCGGTTCCGGATGGCGAGGACTTCCGAAGAATCAAGGAGCTGTTCTAGTGGATAATTTTTAAAATTTAAATAATATGAGTGTAAAAAACATTATTTTGGCATCAGTACTCGCAATAGTAGTACTCGCCGCAGGTTCAGTTATCGGTTGTTATTTCCATTACAACAACCAGGAAATCTCACTTCGCCAGCAGTCAGAGGCTCAGCGTGGCAAGATTGAGGGAGTTCACGACAAGATGTGGAAGGTTCTTCAGCAGAAGGCACAGGTTACGGATGAGTACAAGTCCGCATTCGAGTCCATCTATCCGAAACTTATCGAGGGCCGATACTCAAAGGGAGACGGCTCGCTTATGAAGTGGATCAAGGAAAGTAATCCTAACTTCGACGTTTCGCTATACAAGGACCTCATGCAGTCCATAGAGATTCAGCGCTCCGAGTTTCAGACATCACAGGAGAGAATGCTCGATATCATCCGTGAGCACGAGACGCTCGTGAAGACATATCCGGCGAAGTGGTTCGTCTCCGATACAAAACCTATCGAATACAAGGTTATCTCCTCATCCAAGACAAAGATGATCATGCAGCTTGGAGAGGATAACGACGTAGACCTGTTCAAGAAATAACAGCTTATGGAAATATTCATATTTCTAATCCCATTCGTGGTTGCTGCTTTCCTGTTGATTTTCTTCAGGAAGCAGACCACATGGTGGGAATACGCAGTACTCATTGTTCCTTCCATCCTCATAGGCATCCTCATGGAGTTCGTGTTCAAGCAGTCCAATGCTGCTGACACGGAGTATCTCGGAAGCTACGTGACAAGAATCCGTCATTACGATGCCTGGAATGAGTACATACACCGCACGTGTACAAGGACCGTTGGAAGCGGAAAACATCAACGTACGGAAACGTATGATTGCTCGTATGTTGACAATCACCCTGAACGTTGGACTTATTTCGATGCTAGGAACAAGGAAGAATACTTCATGACAGACAACGAGTTTAATGTAGTCAGAAAGATTCTTGGAACCCGTAGCGTGTTCATTGATATGCACAGGGATTATTACACTAAGGATGGTGATGCACAGGAATGGGCGTGGGATGGCTCCATTGAAAACTCGTACACATTATCTTCCGAGCATGATTACAAGAATAAAGTGAAAGCCTCACGTTCTATTTTCAAGTTTGAGGATATTGATTATCAGCAGGCACGCAAGCTTGGACTGTTCGAGTATCCGGATATCGTTCTTTACGACCAGAATCCTGTACTTGGACTGAAGATCCCGAAGAATCAGGAGAAGGCGATGAGATGGCTGAACGGATACTATGGCGAGCGGAAGCAGTTTAGGGTGTTTGTTCTGTTCTTTACGAACAAGCCGGAAGAAATAGTTGAAAAGCAGCGCTCATACTGGCAGGGCGGCAATAAGAATGAACTTGTCGTGTGCGTTGGTATTGACAAAAACAAGAATGTCAAGTGGTGCAACGCATTTTCATGGTGTGATAGCCCGGTCGTAGGCGTTAAGAGTAGAGACTGGTTTATGAGCAATCCTGTAAATCTCGAAAAGTACGCCGAGTATATCGGTCCGATTGTAGAAAAGGAATGGCACAGAAAGAACTTCGAGGATTTTGATTATCTTACCATAGAGCTTACCGACGGGCAGTACTGGGCTATCATTGTTCTCCTGCTGATATTCAATATTGTAATGAGCTCCTGGATTATTTCTAACGATTATAAAAACGATTTGTAGCGTATGAAAGAAAGATTAAAAATGATTTTCGACCGCATCGACATCTTTGTCGTGTGCATTGTCATCGGGCTATGCTTCTGTATTGTGGAAGCCTTTCTTGGAATCTGGAACATGTTTGCTGATTGCTTCTTCATAACTCTCCTTGCTACCGAATGCTGCTACATCCTCCGCTGCAAGGAGAAGCTTCAAATAGAGCTGATAGAGACAAAGGAGAAGCTGAAGGAGGCGGAACGTAAAATGAATAAGTTTCGAAACGAGTTAATTAAGGCTGATGATAGATACAACTTTTGGATTAACGCAAATCAAAAAGACTACAAACTAGTCCAATTATGTAGGGATTTGTGGCGAGAAAAATGCCATCTGGAGGAGGCGAAAGTTCTCTTGTGCAAGAGAAAGCTGACTACAAAAGGTTTTCTAGAGCAAATAAAGACTAGTGAGGAGGCGATTGCTGATATAGAAAACAAAATCCGCCAAACAAACATCGAATACAACAAATTCCGAAGTCTGCTTTGATCCAATCGCACACCTGAAATGCTTGTCATAAAACAACTTCCCCACGTCATTTACCGATGGCGTGGGGATTTTCATTGTTAACCATTGTTCAGATAGTCGATAACTTTTCTGTTCGCCTCGTCTATCTTCTTATTGTCGAACTGAATATAAAGGTCAGTGGTTGAGGAATCCCATTCGCTATGACCTAAAGCCTTACCGATAACTTCCTTCGGGATATCAATACTCGCCGCTATGGTAGCCCAGCTTCTCCTGGCAGTATACCATACTATATCCTTATGAAGCGGCTTGATTTCCTTCTTGATTAAGGCGCCTCGCTTGTTTTTCTTCATTTCTGTTGGTCCGATTCTCTTCAGGTAATCACCAAGCGTTCTTCGGAAACTTGATTCCTTCGCTCCGTCATCCAGGATGCACAGAAGATGTTTCTTTCCTTTATACTTCCTGATTATCTCCATCGCTTCCGGCTCAACCTTGATGTCGTAGAGCCTGCCGGTCTTGTTGCGCTTGTATTGAATGCGCCCTTTCTTGATGCAGTCGGCAGGAAGTTCGAGCAGGTCGGACAGGTTGATGCCTACAAGGTAGAAGCCGAGCATGAACAAGTCACGGTACTTCTCCATGAAAGGTTCAACCGGGAAGTCGCGATACTCCCTCATTTCCTCTGCGCTCAGATACAGGTACTGCTGTCGCTCGGCCTTGATGGAGAACTTGCGGAAAGGGTATCTGGTCGTGATTTCGTTGTCTATGGCCCAGTTGAACACCGTACGTATGTTTCTGAGGTCAATGGCGATTCCACCGCTCATGCGCCCTTTCAGAAGCTCGTGTGCCTGGAATCTTTCAAGCCAGTCCCTGTCGATGTTGTCGAAATCCGCATGCTCATCGAAGGATTCAATCCTCTTCCTTGTTCTGAGGAATATCTCCTTGGTGCTGTCCTTGGCCTTGGTCTTGATGAACTCATCGATGTAGTAGAGGATATTCTTCTCTACAGATGCAGCCCTTCCGTTGATGATGGCTTTGATTTCGTCCTTCATCCTTGCTGCCGGAAGATCACCATTCATATAGACATATTCTTCCACGGACGCAAATAGCCTTGCTAGCATGGCCGTCTTGGCTCTTGCGTTCGGAACACTCTTCGGGAATACCATCCCGCTGAACTTGACGGTACTCGTGATGCCGGTATAGACCTGGAATCTCTTTCCCTGATAACTGATGATGAAGAAAACCTTCAGTGACTTTCCTTCAACGTATGTCTTGATGCTATTCATACTTACTCACAGATTTTACTCACAATTTTTACTCACAACTCAATTTTACTCACATATTACTCACAAAACTACTCACATTGGCGTACATTATGCACGATTTTGTACCTATTTTATGGGTGAAAATGATGGTTTTTGATTATGTTTTTATAGTGAAAAACGATGTAAGTGGCTGATTATCAATACTTGAGCGAGATACGGGAGTCGAACCCGCCTCACAGGCTTGGGAAGCCCGTGCACTACCGATGTGCTAATCTCGCGAAGGAAAATACTAACTCCTTTCACA